GCGGTGATGTTGAAACAGTCGTATGTGGCCAGGTACTCGCGCTCCCACAAAATCTGGAGCTGGTTCAGGGAACGGTCCATGACCTCGAGCGCGTCTGGTGGTGTCCATTCCGGCTTGCGCCACAGGGCCACGTTGCCGGTCATCCAGATGTAGGTGTTCCCGGCGCCGGGTGCAGCACCCGCGCCGGCAACGCCTGGGCCGGTGCCGGCATAGCCGCCGCCGAAAACCCACTTCGACCCGAGCGGGGTACGCAGCATGGCCTCGTTCGCGCCGACACCCCACACCGCGCCGTGCGTGTTCGCGGTGACGACCAACGCTGCTTGCGCCGCGTAGGCGTGCACGGCCGGGATGGCGTGCAGCACCCCGAAGTAGCCGTATGGCGAGATGACAGGCGGGCCTGCCGCGCCGCCGTAGGCTGCCTGCTCGAGCGCGGCCACAGCGTCGGTGATGTTCGCGTAGGTGCCCGCGCCGCCCACGTTCAAGCTGGTCGAGTTGTCGATGATGAACGGGGCGTTGCCGAACCCACCCGACCACAGAGCCGCCTCGACGGCCTGCTGCTCGGAAGCGAACAGCCGTTTTTGCGTCTTGCTGGTCAGATATTCGACGGAGTAGCCGCCTTTGCTGCATTTGATCGTCGCGTACACGGAAAACGGCAGCACCTGCCGCTCGGCCGAGTTGGCGTCGAAGCTTTTCGCGGCGCCGCCCGAGGGCGGGCAGACGATCGCGTACGGGTGGGCCGAGCCGCAGCCGACCGGGTCGTAGTACATGCCGGCGGCGAACGCGTGGCCGCCGCGGTTCGGGTCGTCGCTGACGGACGTGGGCAGGCTCTGCGGCGGGGCCACGTTGAAGATGCCGTAACGCAGGTTCCCCGGTTGGGGCACCTCCTCGGGGTGCAGCCGGGTCGACCCGACTGTTCCGAATGCCATGTGATCCCTCCTTCGCTTCGGTGGCCCACGCCCGCTTTGCAGGCGGGCGTGGGCGCTAGTTAGTTGGCGTCAGAGGTGATCAGGCGCAGGACCGAGTGACCAGGTCACTCGTCGCGCCGGTCGGGCACATGGTGTAGACCACACGGCGGGAGTCGGGGCAGGTCTTCGCGACGAGGACCCCCTCCTCCGTGAACAGGGCGGTGTATTGGTTGGTGGACAGCTTGGCGCTGTCGTAAACCGTTTCGAGGCGGATAGTCTCATCCACACCCTTTGCCCAAGTTCCGGCCGGGTAGATCATGAACTCGATCGCGGCGGGGAACGTGGTGATACCAGGAGCGGCCGTACCGGGGCCGCCAGCGACACCGCTGTAGGCGTCCTGCCAGTCGTACACGAGCCGCAGCGACAGGTGACGGTCGGAGAAGAACCCGGCGATGGCCTGGTCGGTGACCGAGAGCAGGTCGACGCCCGTGCGGCGGGACAGGTCCGCGCGGATCTGCGCGAGCGCCCACACGGGGAACACGGCCTCGAGGGTCGCGGTCGGGTCCATGCGGTTGCGGTAGCGCATGTCGGTTGCCACCATCTCGGCCGCCGCGAGCAGACCAGACGTGGTGACGTCGCCGACGAGCGAGCCGACCGGGATCGGGTCGAGGTCGACCAGGGTCGAGCCTGCCGCCATCTCGGAGATGACGAAGGCGTTGACCATGTGCAGGTGGGCGATCATCGCGCCGCGGATGAACCGGGCGATCAGCTCCGGGTAGCCGCGCCGCTGCAGGATGCCGGCGGTGATGCACACGCCGAGGTTACGCAGCCGCTTCTCGGTGAACGCCGGGCAGTCGATCTCCATGCACGGCTTGACCGTGTTCGCGATGACCTGGGCCTCGGTGTAGTTCCAGTAGCCGGAACCGTTGAAGATCGACGCGAAGTCGGGGCCGGTGGTGAAGAAGATGCCGCCGCGCGAGATCTGAATCTCGGTGATCGGCAGGATGCCCGTCGACGTTTCCAGCTCGCACAGGTCGTAGATCGTCAGCGAGGGCGCACAGTAGGCCGCGGCGGCGGTCTGGTTGGCGTTCTCCGCCTTGTACTTGTCGACCGCGCCCATGAGCGCGGCGAACTCGACACCCTGGTCGGCTGCGCCTTCGACGGTGGTGAGGCGGAACTCGGTCGGGTAGTCGCGGACGAACTCGATCAGCGGGTCCTGCAGCCGGCCCTGACCGACGGAGCGGTAGCGGTCCAGTTGCTTGATGAACGCCCCGGCGAGCTGCTTCATGCCGGTGAACTCGTCGAGCTTGAGCGGCGCGAAGTCACCCGACGTCGGGTTCTTGATCATGTAGCGGGCGCGGCCGTACAGCTCACGCTCGGGTGCGGCGACGGCGCCGCCCGGGTTGACGGCGGGCACGAGTGCGGTGGCCTCCGCGGCGCGCGGCAACGCGAACGTCGGGTCGGCGGCAGGCGTGACGACCGGTGCGGGCGCGGCAGGTGCCGGCTCGGCCGGCGCGGCAGGTGCTGCGGGCGTGGTTGGCTTGAGCTCCTCGTCGAGCGCCGCGAACGAGGCGACGATCTTCTCACGCTCGGCGGCGTCCTCGGCGCGCTTGGCGATGCGGCCGTCCAGCTCGGTCTTGGCCTGCATGGCGTAGGTGTGCAACTCGCGGACGGTGGCACGCTCGGCCTCGGTCAGCGTGTTGATCCGGTCGGGTGCCAGCAGCGGGCGGGCTTCGGTCGCCGCTGCGACTTTGACGGCGGTGAGCTCTTCGTCGGTCGCGGCAGCGAACGCTGCGGCGTCCTTCCAACGGGTGAAATCGAACATTGCGGCAGGGCTCCTTAAACACGGACGGGAATATCTCGCGGTGTTTCCGGTCCGGCCGGCCCTTAGCGCTGCGCCTGCGACACATGGATCACCATCGGTGATCGACACGGTCAGGATAGCGTCACCTTCCCCAGACACAAAGAACGCTCCCGGCCACGGGGGTCGTGGTGTCCGGGAGCGGTCTATCAGGAAGGAAGAAAATCACGACGTGCGCATACCCGTCATAGTAGCGCCGCGTGTTTGGGGCACAAAAAAGCACCCCCGCCTTACCCGGGCGGGGGTGCTCTTTTGAGGAGAGGTGTACCGGGCCGAGCCTACTCCGCTACACCTTGCGGCGAGTGCTCCACGGGGCAAGCCACGAGAACAGGAGCGAGAGGGCCAGCCCGGCGAGGCCGACGAGCGGCACCATCACGTCGGACGCGTGGAAGATCCAATGTCCGTCATTCATCACACACCTCCCTTTGTGCTGTCGATCAGGCGGATTCCGCCCTGGTAGGCCCACGCATCTCCGGTGAACCGGTTGTTACGGTCCAGCCACGGCCCTGCCTGGTAGGCGACGGTGGGGATGCCGCCACGGGGCTGTGTCGGCGGCAGGTCCGCGAAACGGACCGCGCCGCATGGACATCGCTCGGTGACCTCCCAGCCGAACACGCCTTTAGACTGCGGGATGCAGCGGTGCAGGAGGCGGAACAGAAGACCTCGGACACCTGTGGGCAGTGGCACGGACCAGAACGGTACCGGTGTGCCTTCGACGATTTTGTGGGCTACGTGGCCCGATCCGGTGTCTCGGGTCCACATCCAGTCGGTAATGCTCTCCGACATCACGCCTCCCTATCTCCTAACGCGGGTGGTTGGCTTTCCATGCTAGGGTGTGTCCATGGACAATACAACCCTGCCGGTCGGCGAATCTGTCGACCTCACGACAGTTCAGCAGCTTGCCGAGGCGGTCCACATGCGGCTAGGCGCTATCGAGGCGTTCACCGGGTACGGGTACACCGACGCCCGGCGAGACGTCATGACGCGCGCGCACGAGGTCGTCGACGAGCTGCGGGCGTGCCGCCTGCGCACGGTCAACCCCGGGTTCGAATGGCACGCCATCCTGCAGGCCAACGCGGTCTGTCACGTGCTGTTCGGCGAGCTCCACCCGCCGGCCCAGTTTTGGATGACACCGCTGGGCGCAGACGTCGCCTGGCTCATCGGCTACCCCCATTCGGTGGTGCCGGTGTGGGCAGCTGCAGCGGTGTGCAACCTGAATCGGTCGGTCGCTTCGACGGCCGTCAAGGAAGGCCGGCTCGTGCTCACGCCCGCGGGCGTGCGCGATTACGTGCGCCGCTATCCGCGGTGGACGCGGTGGGCGAAAACCCTGCAGCCGGACGCGTCGACGATGCAGCCGGTCGCACCCGCGCACTCGTGGGATGTCGGCAAGCTGACCCGGCGCACCGCAGTGCAGCCGGCATGACGAAAAGCCCGAGGGGTCTCCAGTCCCTCGGGCTTTTCTATTGCCCCGGCAGGTGTTTCTTATGACTGAACACACCCCTACCAAGACTTCCGGGCAGCACATTATCAGGCTAGCGGGGTACCACCTTGCCCTGACCTTTGTAGCTGGTCCGCAAAGCCACCTCGGCGTGCGCGGCCGTCGGGTAGCGGCCCATCTTGGTGCCGTTGAGCAGCTGCACCGAATACACGGTCGCGGGGGCTGCCGCCGCGGCGGCGTCACCTCCACCACATCCACATGCCATCTGTTACCTCCTCTATTCGAATGCGCCGACCAGGGCGGCCGATTCGTCGGCCCACGCGAGCGCGTCCAGCTCGGCGGCGATCTGCCCCAGGTCGTCGGCCGGCTCGTCGAACCATTGCCCGGCGGCGACCATGTTGGCCATTTGCCCGTCGATGATGTGCGCGCGGGGGACAACGTGGCCGGGCACGTTCACCGCGAGGATCGCCATCAGCTCGAAGTTCGTCCAGTGCCCCGACGGCGGCGACATCATGAACCGGGTCGCGTCGACCGCGGTCACGTCCGGGGCGAGCACGCCGGAGAAGAACGGCCCGAACTCGTCGTCGACGACCCGGCCGTAGGCGAACTCTTTCGACGTGGCGTCGTAGAAGGCGCGCACCACGCGCGGGGTGCCGTTGACGTCGGCGTGACCCTCACCCATGACGATCTTGCCTGCTTTGATGGGTCCCTCGGTGGTGCGCAGCTCGCCGAGGTGAAACTCCTTGTAGCCGCTGCGCGAGCGTGGCGGCGGGACGCATACGCCGCGGTGGCCGCGGTTACACGACGACCACGATCCGATGTGCCCGTAGACGCGGGTGAACGGCTCGTCGGGCCGGTCGTCGAGCGTCATCGGCGTCAGGCCTTTGGCCTTCACCCGGAACGCGTCGGCCGGGTACGGGTCGAGGCCGGCGAACACGGCAGCCGCGGTCTGCGACCCGTCCCCGGCGAGGGAGCGCGCCCACTTTTCGGCGCAGCCGCAACCGTCGGAGGCGAGCGCCATTTCGTTCGACGTCGAAGCGTCCCAGGGGGCCTGGAGGCTGTCGTCGTCGAACTCGTCGGCCATCTGGTCGTACAGGTCGTCGAGGACGTCGCGGACGTCCTGTTTCGCTGTGGCCGGGATGTCGGTCTGGTTGAGCCGGGCCGCCACAGCGAACACAGCGCGGGGGACGATGGTGAGCTCGCCGTCGATCACGTCGGCGATCGGCAGTTTGAACGCGCCTTGCGCGTCGGCCGGGTCGTCGTGCCACAGGAACGCGCGCCCGTACTTGTCCAAGTCCAGCTGGTCGCCGTCGCTGGCCCATTCGACGAGCCGGCCCACAGCGGCGCCCTTGTCCCATTCGACATCGCGGTCGGCGAACGGAAGATCGTCCCAGCCGTTCGCGCGGACCGCGGCCACCTGGTCGGAGCAGCCGCACGACGGGCGCATCAAACCCATGACGGCCATGTCGTCGCGGGCGGTGCGCGTGTACAGCTGCGGGGCGCGTGCTTCCGCGAACGCGGTGATCGGGACGAGGGTGGCGCCGGCAACCGTCGCATTGGTGATCAACGCGGTGGGTTTGGTGGGGCAGCTGCCGTCCATGGCGCAGGTGTGCGGGTTGAACGTGTTGCCTGCCTCGTCGGTGAAACTGACATCCATGTCCGGCTCGAGGTCGACCGACGGGCCGATCAGCCCGTGCTCGACGAGGTACATCGCCTTTTCGGCCTGCGGGATCTTCTCCGGGTCCAGGAAATACCCTTCGCCCATGATCGTGCCGGGAGGCAGTACGGTGCCGTTCGGCATGGTGTACGGGTCGGAGAGCACCGAATATCCGGTGAGCGCACCAACGACGACCGCGCCGTCGTGACCGGACTTCTGTTCTTCCTGCCACCGGAACGGCAGCGGAAGCCTGCGGGTCGCCAACGCCTCGGCGGTGAACTCGCGCCGGTCGCCGGTTTTGACGTCGACCGGGGCGAGCGGGCCACGCCAACCCATCGACGGCGACGGCGCATCCAGGTCCGGCGCTGCTGTGGTTTCGTCGTCGCCGAGGTCGACCATCATCTGATCGTTTCCGCACATGGCGCAGGCGGTCTGCATCGGCAGCATGATCCGAGTCCCCATAGCGGCCATCCTTCCAGGTCCAGTCAGGTTGCGGCGGCGCCCGTGCGGGCCGGGGTGTTTGCCGGTGGCCCGCTTGTAAAGGTTGGCCACGGTGCCGTTCACCATGCGCAGCGGGACGCCCTCTTTCAGCAGGAGCCGGCGGGCGCGGCGGAACGACCCGCGGGTACCCCATCGCACCTTCGCCGCGCCCTCACCCTCGGTCCAATACCGTTGCAAATGCTCGGGCATGGTGGAGATGTCGAATTCGGTGAGCGCCCACTGTGCGAACGCTTCGGCGTAGTCGAGTAGGTCGGCCTGGAACAGGGCGGCGGCGGTCTGCTGCGCCTCGGCTTCCATCCCGCGCGGGGTGAGCAGGTACGAGGCGAACTGCCCATATAGGGCGTCCATCTCGTCGTTGGTCATGTCGAAGTTGACCTCGTCGCCGTCGTCGCCGAGCGCGGACAGGTGCCACCCGGCGTTGCCCTCTTTCGGGTAGATCGAAAAGTGCTCGTCGTAGCCGGGGTCTTCGGGGTGCCACGTGCGCGGCTGCAGATCCATGAGCGCGACCATGTAGGGCGCGCGAGGGTCGTTGCCTTCGAACGGCTGCGTCTGCAGCTCACGGCGCAACAATTCGGTTCCGACGAACGCGGCCAGGCTGCGCATGTCGCCGTCGGACAGGTGCAGGCGGGCGGTTTTCTCCTCCCAATCCTCGCTGACTACCTCGTCGTTTTCGTCGTATTCCACCTCGCCTTGTGACGGGCCGGTGATGTCGAGCAGGTGTTCCTGATTGCCGCGGCGGGTGACGTCCCGATCGCGCTGCGACCAGTCGAACGACCGGTTGTAGTACTGGCCGTCGGGGATGTCAGAGCCGGCGCCGTCGAAGTCGATCGCATCGTCGCCAGTGCGGTTGCCGGCCTTGGCGGCTTTCGCCTTGAGCATGTTAAACAGGGCCGTGGAATGCCCGAAACGGCCACCCACACCGCGCGGGTGTTTGCTCTTGAAGTCCTCCAGGTCGGCGCCGGAAAGCGCGAATTCCCAGCCGGCGATGAGGTCCACCACGTCGGCGGCGGTCTCGCCGAACACGCTGTCGGCCTCGAGCGGCTCGAGTGTGAACGTGCCGGCGCCGCCCGTGCGGCCACCCACCACCCGGGGCACAGGCTCATTCAGGTTCTTGATCAGCCGCTTGCGGCGGCCATCGCTGTCGACCGTCTCCAACACGATGACCGGCTGACCTCCCACAATGTCGCGTTTCGTGCCGCGGATGTGGAGCGTCTCGCCGTTCTCTTCGATCTGGTCGCCGACGCTGAGCGAGTGCGCGTTCATCTTCGACGTGTGCGACTTGGGCCGGTTCGCCTTCACATGTTCGATCCGGTCGAGGATCTCCTGCTTGGTGCGCAGGTCGCTCATGTCGATGCCGAGATCGCGGGCCTGCCGCTGCACCTCGCGGATATTGGGCAGGTTGCCGGCGGCGGGCTGGCCTTGCACGTGCGAGTCGGACAGGACCGCGGCCAGCTCGTCCACGGTCAGCTTGTTCGGGTCGCCCACGGCCAGCTTGCGGCGGCGCACAGCGGCCACCAGCGACCGCTTAGAGAACCCGTTCAACGCGTCGTGCTCGCCCGACTCGAGCGCAGCATCGACCGTCTTAGGGCGCTTCTTAGGCACCGGAGGAGGACCATACTCGAGGGTCGCGTTGCCCCGGATCGCGCGTGAATCGAGTTTCGCACCGACAGACGCATCCATGATCATCGTACGTTTCTGGTCGGCGGTCGTATCGCTGGGCACGCTGTAGTGCTTAGCGAGCGCCGCCAGACTTGCGCCCTTGACACCAGCCAAATACTTCTGGGCGTCCTCGCGCGACTCGAGCCCCTCGAGATGGCTCGCATGATCACCGGGCGGTGTGGCCTTGGTCGGCTTCAGGCCGGCGTCAGGGTTTAGCCGGCCTTGCGCTGTCTTCACGGCCTCGGTCATGTGGCCAACCTGCTCATGCAGCTTCGCCGACCGGGCGTTCTGCGCGGCCTTGTCGGCGGCGATGATCGCATCGAGCTTGCCGGCGGCGGCCTGATCTTTCTTCGACCACTTCGACCGGTCGCTACCATGCATCCGTTCGGCGTTGCGCAGCCGCTCACGAGCCTTGTTCACCACGGCCGGGGCGGGCGCAGGCGGCGGCGCCTCACGCAGCGCGCCGCGCAACGCGCCAGGCACATAGCCCTTGTGTCCGCGGATGGCGACAGCCTGCGACGGTTTGACCTCCTCGACACCACCCGAGTCGCCTTCCGCTTTCGCCTTGACCGCGGCGGCCGACGGGGTGTCGGGCGCGTCTGCGTGGGCGAATAGGCCACCCTTGCCGCGGTGGTGTTTCTTGTTGAATTCGGCCCTGGCCAAACCTGCCAGCGATGCGACCTGCCCGACGGGTTCCTCGTACGGGATCTCGGCGATGTCGAGCAGGTCGTTTGACCATCCGTCGATCCGCTCGAGCACCTGGTCGACGGTGAGGTCTTCGGTATCGATCGGGGCGAGCTCGTCGAAGAGGTCTTCGGCCGCGCCGGTACCGAACGCGACCTCGCCCGTGGCCGGGTCGATGACGATCAGGTCCAGCACGGTTGCAGTGTCGGCGGTGGCGACGGCGAAAACGCGCATCATGCCCCTTCCACAGGTTGATCGGCAGGCTCATTATCGGCCCGGTACCCACGCGTCCACCACAAGGCGAGCACCTGTTCGGGTTGCCCGTCGCCGGGGTCGAACGGGCATGCGGACAGCGGCAGGCCGGAATCGGCGGCGTGTTTGCCGGCGGTGTAGGCGGCGTCTTTGAGCGTCTCGCTCATATGAAGTCCCTCCCACTCGACCGGGCCTTTGTTGCCTTTGCGGCTTTCACATCGGAGGGGCGGGCGAGCAGCTGCGCCCGGAATTGGGTCCGGTTCAGGCGCGGGTTGTCGGCCCACCAGCGCAGCAGCTCCTCGGACGCGTATTTACGCGCGCGGGTGAGCGGGCCTGTGAACAGGCTCCGCGGGTCGATACGGGCGGCTTTGCCTTCCGGGGAGAGCATGTGCCCGGACGTGTTCTGTTCGGCCTGCAGGTAGGACAGGTCGAGCCACTCGTCGTGGTAGCGGCGCACCGCAGCGTCGAGGGTTTCCCCGGGCTTGCGGTCGATTACTGCGGCGGCGGCCGAACGGTAGTCGCGGCCCTGCTCGAGCTGGGCGTCGAGATCCTGCTGCGCCTTGGTCGGGCGGCGTGGGCGTGGTTTCTTCTCACGACGGTCCATTTCGCCGATGACCTCGCGCAGCGCCGGCTCGTCCAGCTGGTCTTGGCGTGAGATGTCGGCGAACCGGGCGGCGAGTTGGTCGTCGGTCATCGCGCGCAGACGCGCGCGAGGGATGGACGGCGACGCGGGCGGCAGCGGCTCGGCGCCTTTGATCGCGGTCTGCCTGGCGCGGCGGAACGCGTCGATTTCTTCCGGTTCGGCCTGCTCGACGTCGGCCTTGATGACCTGGATTTGTTCGCCGTCGGGTCGGGTGTAGGTGAAGCCGGGGCGGATGACGTGGACGGGGGTTCCGCGTTGCGGGTTGCCGCCGATGTGGCGCATGGCGTGGCCGTCGAACGGGGCGATTTCACCCGCACCCGCCGTTTGTTGAACCTTCAACTTTTTGCCGAGCGCCGTCATTGCTTTGCCCAGCGCGGCCATGTCGTGGGCGTCCGCGGCGGCGAGCAGCTTACGCACGGCCGGGTCGTCCTGCACACCGTGACGGCGGGCGTCGGCGTTGAGCCGATGCGCCAACGCCTCGGGCGTGGCCTGGTAGTCGATCAGCTGGGCCGCCTCGGCTATCAGGTCAGCGCGTGCGCGTACCCGGTCGATGTCGGCCTGCCGTGCGCGCGCCTGCTGCACCCCATCCGGCTCGGGCGCCTCGGCCGGCACGCGGGCCTTGCGTGTCCGGGACCGTCCGGGCTTGTCCGGTGCCGCCTTGACCGCATGCACGCTCGGGCCGCCGTCGCCGTCGCCGAACTTGCCGCCTTTCCCGCGGTGGTGCAGGTCGTTGAAGCGTTTCAGCTCGGCGCCGGTCAGGCCGAACTGCGCGAGCGTGAATTCGGTGAGGGTAGGCATGCCTCACCCCCGATATCCGCGGTTGGTTGGCAGCGTCATCCGCTCGCCGACCTCTTCGATAAGCTGATCGCAGCGGCAGTTGATCCGCAACGCGGGCGGCAGGATCGGGTCACCGGGGAACATGGCCGGGAACTTCGGGCCGCCGTCGAGCCCGACCGAATAGGGTTCGAATATTTTGCGGCGTTGCCCGTCGGTGTCGACGTGTGCCGGGCGTACCCGTGTGTCGTGGGAGTCGAGCCACTGCTTGATGAACTCCAGGTCGCGGCGGTCGCCGAGCTCCGTGTAGGCGTTGACCAAGCCGCCTTGCGTGGCCGCGCGTAGCTCGGTGCGGGCGATCGTCTCACCGCGGTTGGTCCAGTAGGGTGAGCCGCCGTCGAGCAGGGTTCCTTTGATCTGCGCCGCAAGATCAGGTATCGGTGTGCCTTGGTCGGCTGCGGTCTGGACCTGCGCGCGGATCTTCCGAAACAGCTCGTCGGGTACCTGGACGAGGAAGTTTTGCAGCGTGTCAGCGTATTGCACCGCGAAGGGCAACTGGTCAAACAGCACCTCGCCCTCCTTCTGTCCAAAAAGGACAGTCAACGGTTTGCGGAGCTGCGGCAGCACCTGCGTCTCAATCCAGCGGGTGACGGCTTGCTTCCACAGGCCGGCGGCGGCGAGGACGCCGAGCGGGTCGACGATCGCCGGGGCGGGGAACATCGGCCCGGCGACCGCGGCCAACCATGGTGCGACGACAGCGGCGAGGAAAGCGAACCGGGCCGCGCCGATTTCCTGCTCGGTGGGCGCCGACGGGGGTGAGCCGTTCTGGCCGGGCGGCAACGGCGGCGGCGTGGGGCTGCTCATGCGGGCACCGGGATACGGCACGGCTGCGGGTGTTGCTGGTTGACGCACCGCTCGAGGGTGCACAGCCGATGACCGGCTGCTAGGACGCCTTCGGAGAGCAGGAACGCGAGCGTGCCCGCATCGTGCGGGGCGCCGGTCACCATCTGCCCCGAGCAGTAGAAACGCAGGATGTCGCCGAGGATGCCCGGGTCGGTGCCGGTGCGTGCCGCCAGTTGCGGCAGCAGGTCGAATGTGCCGTCGAGCAGGCGCAGGGCGTGCTGCTCGTCCTCGACCTGCAGGCGGGTGTGCAGGTCGAACGTGCGGCCGGCGAACGCCGTCATCAGGTCGTCGCGTACGCCGCGGGTGAGCATCTTCTTACCGGCGATCGCGAGCGAGTGCAGGGCGGCGACCTCGACCGCGGCGAGCAGGGCCAGCTGCCCGGCTGTGGTCGGCGGTTCCTGCGGGGCGCCGCCGGCCGGTGCCGCCTCCAATGCCGGCTGTGTCTCGCCCGGGGGCAGCGCGGGCGCGCCCGGGGCCGCGGGCGCGGTCGCGGTGAAGGTGAGCCCAAGCGCCTTCGTGACGGCCGGATCGGTGAGCATTTGCGGGTTAGACAGGATCGCCTTCGTGATCAGCCACTTTTGGAACGATTCCGGGGTGTGGGCGGCGGTCTTGGGGAAGTTGGCCGCCTCGAGCACCGCGTCGTCGGAGAGCAGGCCGAGCTCCCACAGCTGGATGGCGTCGGCGAGCCGGTTGGCGTGCACGACCAGCGGGGACATGTCGAACCACACCATGTACTCGTTCGGGTCGACGCCCATCGCTGCGAGTAGCGGCTGCAGCCATGTCTCGGTCAGGCAGTGGCATACCCGGGCGAGCAGCGGCGCAACAAAGTCGGTGTGGGTGCTGGCTTCGGCCTGCCAGGCACCCCAATGGTTCATGCCGCCCAAACCGAGCAGGATTTCGGGGGGGACGTCGAGGCCGAGCGCGAGCCGGCGGATGCACTGGTCGAGGCGGTCTTTCGTCTCCTGGTCGAGCGGCGTCTCAAACGTCTGCCACTTGATTTTGTCGATGTCTTCGCCGCGGACGGTCGCGAAGATAGGCACCAACGATCGGGCGTTGCCCTGATCTTTCAGCGTGCGGCCGGCGACGTCGGCGAGCCGCGCCTCGAGCGCCTCGCCGGGGTTGCTCGGCTCGTCGTCGCCGCGGGGGAAGTCCAGGCTGTCGGGTAGGAAGATGATCCCAGCCCCGGCGAGACGGGAGTCGTTTTGCGCGCTCGAGCGTTTGTCGTACTGCTCGATCAGGTTCAACAGGGTCAGCGCGGAACGCACCGACGAGTCGGCGTGATCGGGTTTCTGCGGGTGCGGTGTCCAACACCGGCCGAGTAGGCCCGTGTTCTGCTTGGCCCGTGCGGCGTCGACGGCCTTGTCTTTGCCCTGCGGAATCCAATATTTGACCTTGCCGCCGCCGTACTTGTGGGGCCGTTCGAACTCGAGCGCCGGCTCGCCTGGCGCCTGCTTGATCTGCGCCACCGACAGGATCATCCACCGGTCGACGGTTTCGCCCTGCCCGGTTTCGACGAATTGGAAGTATTCGCCCGGCGCGTACAGGTTGAGCATCGCGAGGCGGATCAGCTCTGGGCGTTCCTCGGCGCCGCCGAAGATCTGGTCGGACAGCTCGGCGATCTTCGCTTCGGTGACCTTTTTACCCGGCTCGCCGTTCTCCTTCTTGGTGATGAACAGTTCGCAGCGTGACCCCATCGACGCGATCGCGTTGGCTACCGCCCGCAGCTCGGGGCACCGGTCGTAGTGGCGCATCGTCTCGAGCTGCCACGCCGAAGACCCGAACTTGAAATCTTTCCAGCCGACCCCCTCCAACGTCATGGATGCGGCGGCGGCGGTCTGGTTACGTGGCCGCTGTTTCGGCATGACGGCCGGGGTTACGGCTGCGGTCTTCTTCCGCAACGTGAGCGCCATCAGCGGTGCGCCTCCTGGTCATCGTGTAACGGCATGGGCTGGTTGTAGAGGGTCGCCTTGCCATTGACGAGGCGCTGCAGGTCGGCGGCCATGACCGCGAGCCATGAGAACGTGAGCAACGCGGCGGGAATCAACGCGGCCGGATGGTGCGGCACCAGCACGTATGCGGCGGCGCACGGGGCCGCGACCCAAATCGAGGTGCACCAGCCGCAGCTAATCAGGTAGGCGACCATCATGCGCTTCGTCGAATGGTTCGTTGCCCGACGAATGATCCACGCCCGGATTCCGCCCGTTATCCGATCTTCCATGACCAGGCGCACGAGCCGCGCTGTAGCCAGCGCATACAGGCCTAGGGTGATCAGCTCCGACATGGCAATAACTGTAGGGGATGACCAAACGCAAAAGGGAGAAGCGCGGCACTGCCCACCTTGGAGGGTCAAGAGCAGGCCGCGCTCCTCCCAGCACCGGGAGAAAAGCAGCCTAGGCGCTGTGTGTCTCGGTCGCCTTGAACGCGTCGGGGGCGCCCGTGGGGCCGCTGGTGCCCGGGATCGAGCTGCCCGCCACTCCGCTCGTGCGGGCGATCGCCGCATTGGCCCAGAACATGGCCTCTTCGAGGTGGGTCATCACGAGCGACTTCTCGCGGCCTTCCGGCAACAGATCGTTGAGCACCTGGGCCAGGTTGCCGACATTGCCGCGCACCTGCTCGTGGCGTGAACGGGTCTCGTCGGTGGTGGCCGGGTGGAACCTGAACCGGTTCGCTAATTCGTTTGCGTCCATGCGTCGGAGCCTACATGTCGATGTTTCTCAGCGGCGTGTCACTACCGGCCGGTCGAGCGGCAGCATCGGCTCGTCCTGGCAGCCGACGGTCTCCTGATGTGCCATGAGCCCGGCGCGTCCTCCCTGCGTGTGGGTGCCGCACCGGCAGTAGTACGTGGTGTAGTCGCGCGGTTTCGGTGCCGGGCTCATGAAGCAATGCCACGGCTTCGAATGGTGGTTGTTGCGGTTGCACACCTTGTGATCACACTGTTTGGTCATTGCCGTTCGCCTGCCAGCCAGGCGCCCGGGGTGATCGCGGGGCGGGGCGGCAGCACCTTGTGTATGGCGTCGCAGGCCCGGCATTCCTTCGGCGGGCAGCCGTCGACTTCACCGCCGCAGGCGCAGCAATACCAGTCGATCCAATGGCCGTGCTCGAGGTGCCAGCAGTGGCCGAGGGTACGCGCGCATTGCGCCTCGCGGCGCCATTGATGCCACCAGCCGAGCCACCCGCGGAAACGCAGCGGCTTCGCCGGCTGCCAGGTGCCGCCGACCTGGTGGCCGGTGTGGTGGTGGGTCGCGAATCGCGAATCGCGAATCGTGCTCGTCGTCATGGCGGTCAGCCTAAAGGCGTCAAGCGTGTGGTGGGCAGCGACGCGTGGTCGAGCCGGTCCGACACGGACGAGGTTCGGTTCTCGCGGCCTTTGAGGTAGGTGGCGCCGTGGACGAGCCCGTCGACGCGGTCGGGTGATTTGGCCTTGGGGTCTTTCGGGTCCCACGTGCACTGTTGGTCCTCGAGGCCGGGGAAGATGCCGGCGTGGTGGATGCGGCGCACCTCGTACCGCATCGCGATGGGCTCGGCGCGCAGCAGCTTGCCGCCCTGCTCGGCCGCTTTGACGAACTCGATCGGCGGCCGGTCGTACCGGTCAAACAAGCCTTCGGCCTGCATCGACTCGAACACGACCTGAAGTGTGTCTTTGAGCCACTTCTTCCCGTAGTCCTCTTCGACGATCAGCTTGGGCATCCGGCGTGGGTCGACGCAGTGACGGCGCGCGTCGAGGACGGCCTTCCACGCGAGCCGCGCCGCGGGCAGCCCGGCGATCTTGCGTGACAGGTCTTCGAGGACGAACTGCTCGTAGGTTGCGCTGGCCCCGATGACGATTAGGCCCTGTTCGTCGCCTGTGCCGGTGCCGGCGGGGTCGCAGCCGAGCGCGATCTCGACCAGCGGCGGCAGCGGACCCAGCTTGTGGACCAGGTGGCGGGTGTCCTCGAGTAGTTGCCGAGTCCACAGGGCGCCCTCCACCTCGTCGAGTAGGTGGCCGTGCAGCTCCTGCAGCCCTTTGCGGGTGCCCTCGAGCTCGCGGATCAACTCGCGCAGCGTGATCGGGTTCAGGTTCGCGGCGTTCTCGTACGTGGAGCCGATGGTCAGGTGGTACATGGGGTCGCCTGCGCGGGCGCGCGTGTACCACTCTTTGAGCAGGCCGATCGGTTTCGGGGTGGTGGTGACGATGCACCGCGGCGACCATCCGCCGATGTCGGCGCGCAGGGCGGGCAGCAGGCCCTCATACCAGGCGTCGTGGGCCATCGCACCCCACTTGGCCAGCTCGTCGCACCACAGCCCGGACAGGTTGTATCCGCGGCCGACGTCGGAGTTGTCGGCGCTGTCGAAGTGGATAACCTGCTGACTCGGATACAGGGTGATTGTCGGTTTCGGGGCTTTCGTGTAGAAGAACACGCGCCCGGGTTTAGCATCGTCGCGCGGCGGCCGGTAAATCTTGCGGTAGCCGAGCCGGCGCAGCACGTTGAGGATGCCCGACGGGCCTTCAATGTTCAGGTCGACGACATCTTTCAACGTTTCGGCGACGACCATCCACTCGGTTCGGTTCCCTGCCCGATCGCGCGGATATCTCTCCACCCACTCGATCAGGGTTTCAGCGCCCACCCGGTTCTTGCCCCAGCCGCGCCCGGACCCGACAACCCACACCAGCCACTGGCCGGCCGGTTCGGTCTGTTTGGCGCGCCGCTCAAACCACCAGTCGCCGCGGCCGATCGACTCGATAACCACCGGGTCCTGCGCGATCAGCCACGCCCGGCGCACATCCGGCGGCAGCGAGGCCAGCTTCTCTTTCGGTGACCTCTCGGCGAGCGGCAGCTGCGCGAGCGCATATGGTGCCGGCAGTGTCGTGGTCACGACACCATGGTCGCACAACGCGATCACAGCCCAGGTGTATCGTTTGGCAATACACCCGACCCCGAATTGAGGAGCCTCCCATGGCTGACACTCACCACCCGCATCCGAGACCGCCTAAGCCCCGCGACGGCACGCCGCAGGGCCGGCCGCAGGCCGATTTCATGGCAGGCAGGCGGTCCAAGAACGACAGCCGGCCACCCGAGCAGCATCAGCCGGCCGTGTTGTGGACCAACGCCCACGCCGCCTGCGTCGCAGGCTGGTCGGTGATGGTGCTGCCCCGTCCCGAGCGTAAGGCCGGCGAGGGTACCGGCTGGACGCTCGTGCTCTACGACGAGCACCACTGCATCCACGTCGAGTACATCCGCTCGACCGACCCGCTCATGCCCGAGCGGGTGTGGCGGCTTGTCATGCGCGAATTCCGGACACGCTGCCCCAACAGCGACACCGTGGACATCGCGAACCTGCGCGACTGGATGCGCACCCACCCGGCCGACTGCGCCAAACGGCGCGCCGAGGCCGGCAACGAGCGGGCGCCCATCGGGCGCATGGACTACCTGCCGAAGGCGTGCGCGGAACGTCACCCGCACCCCGGCATGTGGGGTCAGCTGGACGGCGAAGAGGTTGGGGTGATCGGCCGTGACTGAACCTGTGAGCATCGCCTGCTGGCCCGGCCCGACCGAGCTCAAACACGCGTGGGCGATGGGCGGCCGGATCTTCGACCTGTCCCGCACCCACATCGACCGGCTCGTCAAGATGACGCTCGCGCTGGGCGAGAACCGGCCGGCGTGGATGCTCGACGCCGAGCGGCAGCTCGCCGAATCGGCCGGGCTGCGCCGCCTCGCCGCGATGATGGATCTACCCGAGGAGCTCCTCGCGTGCCGCGGCCAGCATCCGCACCCGGGCCTCGAATGGCTCGGCAAGCATCCGGCAGGAGGGAAGACCGATGTCTGAACCGGCTCAGCTCGTCATCGAGCACGAACGGGATGAACAGTGGGCATGGCCCAAAGGCATGGAAGACAAGGAGTACGGGCCTTTCTGCCCGGGTGTCACCCGCGGCCGTGAACCGCACGGCGGCGGCAAATGGCACGTCACCCTGACCGCGGTAACGGTCGTCGACGGGCAACGCTACGCGGCCCAGCACAGCTGGATCGACCGCGACGACCAGACCGCGTCGCTCGACGCGACCGAGGCGAAAGACGCGGCCGGCAAGCTTGACGCGTTGTGGGCGCAGCTCGACGCCCGTGTCCGTAAACAGGTCCAGGACAGGTACGTCGAATATGTCGATCAGGATGTTCCGGGCATAGGGCGCGTGGTTGGGGTCATCGACCGCGACCCTCGCTACCGGATCGATCTCGACCCGAAGGAGCCACAATCATGATCACCCTGATTGCGGCGTTCTGCGACGTTCACCAGATCGGCCCCGAGTTCGCATGGCCGTGGTACATCGCGACGATCGTCGTTGACGTGCTGTGGCTGCAAGGGCGCATCTCGTGAGCGGGAACAAGGCGATGGATGCCCGGCGCGCGGAGACACTGCGCCGGGCTTCACGCGCCTGCGGATGGTGGACGGCCGCGACCGTCGTGGCGGCGATCGGGGTCGGTGTCGCCTACATGCGGCACGACCGGCTCGCGCTCGCCGTGGTGACAGCGCTGCTGATCTTCTCGGCCGCCTCGACCGGTGTTGAGTCCGGCACGTTCCGGGCCTACAGGAACGGGTGGCGCGACGGGATCGAGTCCGAGCACTACTTCGACGACGCGTCGGTGCTCAACCCAGCAACCGGCAAACCGTACGGGCCGGGGCCGCTGTGGGCCGGTACCGAACCGATGGACTACCCGGACCCGCGGTGCGTGTGCGGCGCGCTGTGGCTCGACGAGTGCACCCGTCACCTGTGGGCGCCCGACATGGAAATGAGGTACGACCGATGACGTATTTGAACCAGCTTGCGCAGGAGATCCACGGCATATCGAAGTCGAAGGGCTATTGGCAGCAGGCGGACAGGAATCCGGCCGAGGTGCTCATGCTCATCGTGTCCGAGGCAGCCGAGGCGCTCGAGGAGGTCCGCGACGGCCGGCCGCTGAACGAGGCCCGCGGATCGTGGGTGTCCGGGCCGAACTTTGGCGACAGGCTGCGGCACGGTTCGCACACGATCGAGTCGCGGCCAGGCGGCCCACATGTGCTGGTCGAGACCTTCGCCGGCCACGAGCGGCGCACTCCCATGACCGACGACATGTGGCTCGAGCTGGGCTACCGCCGTAAACCTGAAGGTGTCCCTTCCGAGTTGGCGGACATCATCATCCGCGTGCTCGACGCCTGCGCGGCGTGGGACATCGACATCGAGGCAGCCGTCCGCGAGAAGATCATCTACAACGCGGGGCGCGAGCACCTACACGGAAGGGCAGCCGGCTAATGGGCACCGTTCTCAAATGGCTAGTCGGGCTCGCCAAGCTGCTCGGCCTCGGCGTGCTGATCGCGCTCGGCGTGGCCACGATCGGGTTCTCGTTCGTCGTCGGGATCATGGGAGGTTTCTGATGGCCGGCAACGACATGGAACATGCCGCCCTGATTGACTTGATCGGCAAGGCGATGGGTGCGAAGGGCGCCGACCAGGTGGACGTGATGCGCACCTATTCGGGGCACATCACCCGCCTGCGCGACGAGGCGATCGGCGAAGAGCTCGACGCCCAATCCCGGTTCCTGTGGGAACACGGCACGATGCTCGAGAAGACCTTCGAGGTGCTCAACGCCAACGGCGACGAAACGGCGGCGGCGATCATCGACGGGCAGGTGCGTCTGCTCCGGGAGATGTCTGGCCGGCTGTCGCGGCGGGCGGCGGCGATCCGCGGTGTGACCGAGGAAGAGCTGAAGATGCGGGCGCTCCTGCTCGTGCCCAACGATGCGACACCCGGCGCGGCCCAGCCTGCGTTCACCCAGCCGGCCGGGGAGGTCGCGCCCATGGTGTTTATGCGCTGCCAGGTGTGCGGCTTCGCTGAGACGATCCAGGCGCCCGTGGAGCAGCACCTCGAGCGGGGTACCGCATGGGTGGCCGAGCACGAGCCGGTGTGCCCCGGCAAGCCGAAAGAGGAGAAGCTTCCCGCCGAGTGAGCGGGGAGGAAAAGGAGAACAGCTGTGCGAAAGTACGAGGTCGTTCTGTCGCTGGCCGAGCCGATCACCCACCGTCGGCATGAGATCGAGGCCGACGGTATCGGGTACCACAACGAAGGCCCCGAGGTCGTGATGGTGCTCTACGTCGACGACAAGGAGGTCGACGGCGCCCAGCGGGCCGTGTTTGCGGTGCCGGTCGCCTGTCTCGCGTACGCGCGCGAGATGGTTACGACGTCGGCTGAGAGCCGGGTCGACGATCTTGAGAAGGCCATGAAGGCGATCGAGGATCTTGAGCCGATACATTTCGGTGGTGCCGAGCACATGGGCATCCCGGACGGCGACTACCTGCCCCGAGCGGCGGTCGTGGACGTCATCGGTATGGCGTTATACGTCGACTGATCGTGCACAGTGAGAGGCCCGCCTGCGGTCGAGTACAGGCGGGCCTCTCGTTTGCCCCAAATTCCATTCCAGCTCCAGCAAGCCTAGGGCGTTGCGTTTTGGCTCGACCGGGAAAACCCGTAGGGCGACTTTACTCATCTATATTTGGGTAGTCGGGGTTGATCTTGGTGTGGCCGTGGGCGCCCGGGGGATTTCTGAGCTCGAGCTCACCCGGCGCGCGATGGTGCCGGACACCCGCGGCCGACGATCACGTTACTCGTCGCGGCCCATCGAGTCATCACGGGCATTCTTGAGAACCTTGATCGCGCGGTTGACGTTGCGCCGGTCGGTCAGGGTCACATGGAATCCGTCGAAGCCGATGCCGAACTGCCGCACCAGATCGTCGGGGTTCGCCTTCTCGTCGATGAGCTTCTGCAGCTCTTCGCGGCCGGGGATCTGGTCGAGGCCTGCGGCCTTGAGCCAGTCGTTGACGATGGTGATGATCACGTCGGCGCCGTGCTTCGAGTCGAACAGGGTGGCGACCTGGATGTCGCCATAGTCCCTTGCCCATGAAATGCGCACGTGCGGGTGGTCGGTGTCCCCGGGCAGTCCGGGGTCGTGGATCTTTTCTGCTGGCATCTCGCCGTCTCCCATCTCGGGTTATTGGTGTGGGCCGGGGCGGCTGCGCTATGCGTTCCGAACTGCCCCCGGGTCCGGCGTTGAGCCTACTGGCCTTCCTTGAGGTGCGCGAGGCCCGGCGCGGCCGTCGGCGTGGGCGCGCCGAGCACCCGGTCGCGGATGGCCTGCGCGGCGGCGGTGAAGCCTGCGCGGATCTCGTCGCCCTGGTTGGTCCACCCTTCGGCGACGTCCATCGTGTGATTCGCGTGGCTGAGCCGGTTGGCGTAGGCGATGAACGCATCCTCGGCGAGCAGCTCGAGCGGGATGTCGACCGGCTTCTCGACGGGCTGCTCGATCGGGGCGCCCGTGCCGACGACGGTGTGCCCGAGCGCCTCGTAGGTGCCGTCGTCGACGGCGCGCAGGACGACCGAGACCCGTTCGGGGTTCAGCTCGGGGTGATCGGCGAAGTACCGCTCGATGGCGTGGTCGATTTCTTCCTGCTCGTCGGGTTCGACCGCGAGATGGTAACGCTTCATTGTTCACTCTCCGTATATCGTGTTTGGTCTAGGCCCGGCGTTAGGCCATAGATTGATCTTCATCCGGTCACGGACGGTGATTCCGTCGGGGTCGACTCGCCTTCGATCACCACCGGAGGCGGCCCGCCGATCAGCCCCATCCGCTCGGACAGCTCGTCGAGGTGGGTCATGACCGCGGTCACGATATCGGCCTCGGGGCGCACCGCGCCCGGATCGTCTGCGGCGACAGGCTGGACCCTGATCGGCGCGTTGAGCCCGTAGACGTCGGCGTACTGCTTCATCAGTTTGAGCACGACGTCGGCGCCGTCCTTATCGGGCTTCATAGTCTGCCCGTCGACGTAGCCGACCGCGTAGGGCATCCACGCTTCGAACAGCCGCTCGTGCCATCCCAGGTAGGTTGCGGCGGCCTGCTCGAACGCTTCCTCGGACAGGAGCCGGCGGGCCTGTGCGGCGAGCGCGCGGGCCATGAGCTTACGGGCGCCGTTCTCGGTGATCCCGCCGAGCTCGTGGGCGATCTCGCGTGCCTTCTTCCCGTTCGCGAGCAGCTCGATCACCCGGCGTTGCCGGGCGGTGGTTGCCGATGGTGAGAACGAGCGCGGCAGCGGCGACTTACCCGGCATCGTCGGGCTCCTCTCCAGGGTTGTAGGGGCAGGCCCACACGTGAGCCCACACGTCGGTCAGGTTGGGTCGCAGCTCGATAGCCTGCAGGGGTTTAGCGGCGCACGCCTCGACCATGACGGGGATGACCGTGCCGCAGCCTTCGAACGGGCAGACGACACGGCCGGGCGCGAAGTTGACCCAGGGCCGGCTATCAACATCCATGGGAGCGCTCCATTCCATCAGTCACCACCAACCCCCGTATCGGCCCTTACCACCCCTGCTGAACTGCCATTATCCACGCCGGACGTGACCATTTGACCCTGGACATTCAGGCCGTCTGAGCTGCGAATTCCCTCCTCCGACACCAACGCCCGCACGAGATCGTCGGCGAGTCCTAGCAGGTCAGCGGCATGGCCGAGGCAGGCGACACACCAACGCCGTTCGGGCACCGCAGGAGTCGGGAACGGCTCGCCGTCACATGCCGGCTTCCACGTCGGCCAGTGCAACGCATCCTTGAGCGGGACCCGCGCCGCTGTCGTCGATCCTGCAGCGGATGCCCCGCACATCGGGGTGACTTTGAGGCAGCGTTCCTTCGGCCGGCGACCTGGGCGACCGCGGGGCAGGTAGCCGGCCACGTGAAGGTGGATCTTCGACGACTGCCACGACGGGGCGATCGCCTCAATCACTGGGGGTTCTGCCACGGTTCTCACCACACCTCGAAACAGACGGCCGGCACGCCGTACACGGGGTCATCGACGTATTGCTGCTCGTAATCGCGCATGGCGATGCGGGTCCAGATCAGCCGCGGCGGCCGGTCCTCACGGAATTCGACACCTTCCCACACGGCAAGTACTTTCGCCAGCTCGAGCGCGATGTCGACGTCATGGGTGCGTAGCACGTAGATGTAGGCGAACAGGCTGTCGATATCGGGGACGAGCCGGGCCGCTGGTGGTTTGCGGGGCCGGTAGAGGCGCCCGTTTGGGCGCTCTACCGGGGTGAGATCAGTAGTAGTACGTGACTCCATTTTGATCTCCGCGTTGTGGGTTGCCTTGGATGCGGAAGAAGTACATCTGGTAGTCGAACCGCTCGCGCGCCCAGTCGCCCTTGCAGCCGCGGGTGCAGACGAACACGGTGTAGCCGAACGCCTTGCGGGGCGGGTCGGCGGTGGTGAAGTTGTGGTAGCTGAGGCGGCAGGCGATCCAGCCGCCTGCCGCGAGCAGCCACTTTTTGATGAGGGCGCCCATCACATGCCGTACCGATCGAGCTGCTCTACCGCGCCCAGCGGCTCGAGTGGGCCGCTGTCGTCGCCGTCGCCGTCGTTGTAGATCTTCCGGAGGTCGCCGATCTTGACGGCGGCGCCGGCTTGCGGCGGGTAGGCAGCCACGGACACATAAGGTTGCAGGTCGCGGCCGAGCCAGACGGGTGTGATGGTGTTGGAGTCGGTCCAGTCGCCGACACCGTTGGGCCGGAATTGGACACGTGTGCCGACCGGCCAGTATTCGTTGTAGTGCGCGAGCGCCGGCTTCCCCTCGAGCGCGCCTGGGCACGGCCAGGGTGCGCATTCTCCGTGCTCGTCGTCGGGCGGGGTGGTGCGCGGGCACTCGAGGCAGACGAACACGCCGGGGCGTGGCTGTGACCAGGTGTGCTTTTCGGGCACGTACGAGTCGGGGCGGCCGGCGGCTGAGGCGGCCGGCTGGCTAGTGAGCGCGGCTACGGCGTCGAGCGCGGGCGACCAGTACGGGTGGCCGCTGTTGCCGAGGATGGTCTGCAGGTCGTTCCAGAACCCGCGGGCGGCGAGGTCGACCGCGATTAGGCGCCCGCGTTCCTTCTCGAGCTCTTCGAAGCGGACGTTGAGGCGGCGGGCGAGGCTGTCGCGTTCCCGGATGGTTTTGCCCAGCTGCTCGGCGATGTTGTCGTGGTCGTGGACGGTTTCGGGGATGCCGAGGCGGAGCTTGATGAAGGTGACGTTGAGGACGCGGTAGACGTGGTGGGCGACGCGGGCGGCGATGACCTTGTCGGTGTGTGGCACCTCATGCCATGACGGGAACGGGCCGCCGCCGGCCGGTTCGATCCCGGCCTGCGTGAGGACGTCGGTCAACGTTTCGTGCCACATCTTCGCGACCATGAAGTCGATCTCGTCGTCGTCCTGGTCGGCCCAGTCCAGCGGGGCGTAGAGCGGGGTCATCCGGTCGCGGTGATCGCCGTCGTCGGGGTGGATCACGTCGATGCCGTTCGCCCAGCCGGCGAGGTGCAGCTTGCGGCTTCCGGTGGCACCGGACTCGACCCAGACGCGCCCGTTGTTGTCCAGCCACGCCGTCTCGGCCTCGGCTTTACCGGTCGGTTCGGTGTGCAGCGAAGGGACCGGCCCCTCCTGCTCGAGGCGCAGGTTGCGGTAGCGGGCGCAGTACAGCTCGTCGTCGGTCCAGCAGAACATGAGCTTGTTTGTGGTGATCGCGTGCAGGCGCGGCTCGAGGCCCGGGTACGCGCCGCCGAGGACGTCCAGGCCCTCGAGGTGGCCTGCGCGGCGGGTGCAGCGCATGCCGATGAGCCGCTCGCCGTCGCCGACGGTGAAAGCGTCGGTCATGGCCGGGCACTGGTCGAGGCCGAGCGCCGGCTCGTAGCGCGGCTCGACGCCGGTTTCGGAGGCGTGCAAGACGCCGCTGGCCGGGGCGACGGCGGCACCGGATGAGCCGATGGGGGTGAGCGGCTGGCTCCACTTGGGCGGCAGGTCCGAGATGACCTCGTTGTCGATGGGCTGCTGATGTTCCGCGTACTCGGCTGCGGGGTGGTTGTGCCAGTCGTGCTGCCCGTGCTTGTGCCTGACAGTGTCAAGGATCGGGAAGTCGGTCATGGTCGTGTGGCCTTCCAGCGCTGGCCGCTGTAGACAGCGTCGTAGAGGTAGACGTTGAGGTAGGCGTCGCCGAGGGCGGTGTGCCGCAGCTGCTCGTCGACGGTGATCCCGTACGCGGCAAGGATGCTGTCGAACGACCACGGCGGGCGCAGCCCGAGCTGCCCGGCGGCGAGCGTTTCGACGTCGACGAGGTGGTAGTGCCAGGAGGGGCACAGGTTATGGCGGCGCATCCGGGCGGCGGCTACCTCGGTGTCGAAGTTGGGTACCGCACCGACGATGATCGCGTCGCGGGTGAACACCTCGAGGGACTGGAGCACGTCGAATTCGGTGTGCGTCAGCCCGTGGCCGAGCTGCGGCCCGAGCCGGCCGGCCTTGCCCATCTGCGGGTGCCGGTCGTGAAACTTGCCGATGGTCAGGCTGATGTGGTCGGCGTTGCCGAGGTCGAGGTCGTCGAGCTGGACAAACATTTGCATCTCGGTCTCTTTGCCGTCGGGTTCGCGGCGTACCCCGGCAACGTCCCACATGCGCCGATCGGGGCGCAGGCTGGTCGTTTCGGTGTCGAAGAAAACGAGCGCAGGCGGGGTGGCGGTCACGGCTGGTGGCCTTTCATCCGGTTGATCCGTTTGGTGAGGCGGCGGCGTTGCGGGCCGGTGAAGCGCGGGAAGCCGCCACGCACGACGGTCATGAGTGCGCCAGGGCTTGCCGCGGCAAGTTCTTCCTGCGACCAGATCAGCCGCAGGTGCATTTGGCGGGCGTACACGGCCATCGTCTCGCCGACCGTCTTAGCGGCGGGTGCATGGGAGTGACGCGACGCCTCACGCGAAAGGTGCTCGGACATGACGCGCCGGGTCTGGTGACTGATGCGGGCGTCGTCGTCGTCGGGCTGCGCTGCCTCGTCGAGCTGGTTGTCCCTCATTCGATCACCGGCTTAGGCAGCGGCGGCCACTCGGGCATTGCGGCGGCGTTGCCGTCCTTGTCGGGCAGCGCGTCGATCGGGAGACGGTCACATTCGGCGTACACGGCCGGGGAGTCCTTCCCCCCGAGAAAGATCTTGTGTTTCACGCCGCGGGTCTTGGCGGTGACGATCGTCATGCACTTGGTGCACGGGACACCGATCGAGAGCAGACCCTTCTCGGCGGTCACGTCGACGCCGAGGTCGCGGGCCTCCTCGAGGCGTTCGGCCATCTGCTCGAGCAGCGTCATCAGCCACACCTTGCGTGCGCCGGCTACCCGTTCGTCTGCTGTGGCCTGGTCTCGGGTGGCGCCTCGTAGCTGGCGCCATGCCGAGTCGAGCGTCATCATGCTCACGTCAAAAGCCTTCCGTGATCGTTGGTCCGGGACACATACCTGGGTGTGTGCGCTCACGATACACCCGGGGCGGGGCTAGGCGAGGTACGGGCCGTCGGACACGATGCCGCCGCGGGCGAAGTCGCGGACCTGCGCGGCCGAGCGCCGGAACGCCGACAGGCCCGGCCCGGATTGCACGACGACGATCGGGGTAGGCGGCGGGCCGGGCGGGCTGCTCGGTCGTGGTGGCGGCTCACGCAGGAGACCGTTCGCGGGCGCGGGAGCTTTGGCGATGGTGTCGATCAGCGTCTTGCCCGGGTCGGGCCACTGGTCGAACGTCCACGTGTCCACGATCACCCGCGGGGAGCCGATCGCCTGCTTCGCGCGCATCGCCATCTCAAGCCACTTGAGCTGCATGTCGCTGTGTTTCGCGCCTTTGCGGCGTTTCAGCTCGACCAGCAGAATGCCACCAGGCCCGATCATGGTGATGTCGAAGAATCCCTCGTCGCCTTCGATGGCGGTGCGCCATCCCTGTTCGGTGCGTGCCGGGCGCTGGTGGTTGGCGAGAACATGTTTCAGCTGGGCGTATTCAAGGATGCCGACGAGTAGGGCGTGCTCCTCGTCTGGGATGCGGGTTTGCCGTTTGACCATCGGGGTTGCTCCTGCTCTGCGCTGCTGGTGGCCGATCTAGGCCCGGATTGTTTAGGTGAACACCGAACGGTGGTGGAGGCGGGTCAGGCTGCGTCTTCGGCGGAGAGGGCGGGTGAATGGGCAGTACAACGCACCGTCGTCACGACAGCCTGCGTGATGGTCAAATGCTCGCTGATGTCTTGGACCTCCTCGCGCGACCGGCCATATGACCAGCAGGGCGTGCGCGTGACCTGCGGTTTGGTCAAGCCGCGCAGCATATGCGGGTTGGTGATGGGCCGCCAGTGTCCGCGGCTGAGCTGCAGCCGGGCGGCGAGCTCCTCCGCTTCCTGCACGTTGCGGCACAACAGGTAGATTGTCGGTTTCATCACGGCCCTGCCAGTCTGCGGCGCAGCTCCCGCTGCTGACGCTCGCGCTGTTCGCGGAACTCTTCGGCGTTGGGGCAGCTGGCCCAATGCGGCCGATACCACGTCTGGACGGGCAGGCCGTGCTTGTTAATGGTGGTCATCGGGTACCTCCCACGGGACGGCGATCGCGCCCGAGGCGAGCTCGTCGGCGTAGCCGGGCTGGTCGACCGGTTCAGCGGCGGCGTAGGCGTGGACGGTCGTGCACCAGTGGAAGTTGGACGCGAGCCGGGTGCCTTCGTCGGCGGCCATGTCCTCGAGCCACGGCATCGGCGCCTCGCCCGGGTGGATCAGGATCTGGTGGTCCATGCACAGGCGCATCAGGGCGTCGGTGAACGCGGCGACCCGTTTGCGGGCCTGCTCGCGCGGGTCGTCGTCGGCCGGCCATTCGGGCATCGGGTCCAGGGCGACGCCGTCGATCTGGTTACGCAGCCGGGCCACCTCGATCAGCGCGCAGGCGTAGCCCTGCGCGAGCGCAAGATAGTGCACCCCCGACTGGGCGGTGGTCGTGTAGATCTCGTAGAAGGTCCGCGGTGCACCCGAGCGCAGCACACCGTGGGCGAACGGTTTAGCGACGGCGAGTACCTGATCGCGCATTGCCGTGTACGCGCCTTCCAGCTGCGCGAGCGCGGCCGGGTCGGTGTCGAACGGGTTCGGCTGGCCCATGAGTTGATACCTCCTCCCCCAACAATGTGGGTGTGTCCTCGAAGAATACAGACAGGTCGAGGAGCGGCTCGCCGGCCACCCACACCAGCGGCTCACCCGTCGGCTGCACGGCGAGCACGGGCAGGTCACGGAATCCGACCCACCAGTGCGCCGGCAGGATGCCCGGCCCGTTGAGCTCGATCGCCTGCCGCTGCGCCGTCTCCAGGTTGCGCCGCGACCAGCGCGGCCAGTGGAACACCTGCCCGCGGGTCGCGACCGTCACCCGATGGGAGAACCGGTCGCAGCCCTGCGCTTCCGCCTCAGGCTGGTGCGGCATGCCCAACGCGACCCGCTCGACATCCATCGGCTCGCCGACGATCGGCAGGTTCGACAGCCAGATCAGCGGGGCGATCTGCGGCAGGTGCTTGTGCGGGTGCCCGACCAGCCGGCCCGCCGCGGCGATCTTCTCGGCCGCGTGGACACACGTGTAGTGATAGAGAATTGTCATCTTCCCGTCAGCCTTCTGACTACGTCGACTTGCCCCTGCCGACGGCTGGAAAAGAACGGATAGGCCGCCTCTAGAAACGGCCATGCCGCGCCACGCGCTTGCCAACGCGAGCAGGTAAGGCCTGATTGAGTCGGGCTGTAGATCTTGCCCACGCCGACAATCAGCGCGAAGCGCTCCAGCGCATCGAGATCTTTTTGCGGGACGGCGGCTAGAAGATAGCGGCGACCGCTTCCGTTCAAGCTCGCGCTAACGGAACCCTCGCCTTCAAAGAAGCCGACAGCCCAGCCGAAATCGAAACTGCGAACGTCATACAGGATCGCTGCGCTCATGATCCATCATCGTCCGCTCGCAGCTCGTCTAGCGGCAGCGGCTCGTCGCGCCACCCCTGCGCGATGTCGCCTTCGCCCACCAACACCGGGCCGGTGACGATACCGCCTGTGGCCAGCAGCGCCGGATCGATGCCGATGGCCGTCCTGTCTCCCTGTTGCGCGATCACGAACGCCTCCCCCGACGGGAACGTGCCATGCGCGACGGTCATGCCGCCCTGTTCGCTGATGTCCGTCACGTCGACGGGCACCCGGACACCGCCGGCCTGGATTACACCGCGGACCAGCGAGCGCACCTGACCGCGGGCACCGTCGACCAGCGAGCGCGTCTGGACCGCCTCGGCGAGCTCGACCGGCCGTTCTTCCCACAGCCCATCGATCGTGTCGACGTCGCCCCCTGGCGCGTCCGCGCGGGCCGTGTACTGGCCTGCGTCGGACTCTAGGAACAGCTGCAGCCACTCGTGCTCGACACCGGCCGCGCCGAACGACTGCCGGCGCAGCGACAGGCACCGGGTTTCGGCATGCCACGTCACCCGGTCGAAGCTCACATTGCCGAGCAGGGTTTGCACCGCGGCCAGCTCGTCGCCGCCGTCGAGGAGCTCGAGGAGCCGCTGCTGCAGCGGCGGCAAGAACCGCGACTGATTCCTGCGCGGCGGGTAGTGCCGCGGGTCGAAGTAGCCGTTGTCGGCCTCGAGGATCAGACGGTCCAGCTCGCGGCGGGTCCACGAGGTCATGTGCGCGACCGGGGTCGTCGACGTCACGGTCAGCCACGGGCAGGTGCACTCCTCGTTGAACCTGTGCGTTTTCGCCGCCTCGTCCGGCGAGATCGGCTCCCCGGCGCCGTCGGTCGGGTCGGTCGCGGCGTGCTGCCCAGTCGGGCAGTGCGGGCCGCGCCACGGTTCGTACTGCTTCACAACCTGTAGTCCTTCCTAGGAGGGTTCGGTCGGTTCGACGACCGACGAAACAGCAATGGTGCGGGGCATCGACCACCACACGGTTCGGCTGCTGCCCTCGGCGAGCGTCCACGGGACGGCGCAGCGTTGCCCGTCGGGGTCGACCCACAGGCAGAATTGGCCATCTTCCATCGACGGGCGCCAACAGTGCACGTGAGATATGGCGAGCTCTTGCTCGCCGGGTGCCCCTTGGACGGTGATCGTCCAGTCTTCGCCGTCGTAGCGGCGCGGTGCCGCTGCGATCGCCTCAGCGACCGCGTTTTCGGGTAGCCTCACCCGGCCCGGCCCGGGTTCGGTCCAGCAGGCCTCATTGGGGCACGGGCCGAGCGCGTGACTGTTCGGGATGCCGGCGACGCCGCTGCCATCGCACTGTGTGCAGTCCGGTTTCGGGTAGGGCGCTGTTCGGCCGCGGGGGTCGGCGAGCGCCTCTTCGCGGGTGACGGTCCGCTTGGGCTTGCCGGCGACGAAGGTGCCCGGCTGGTAGACCATGACGCCCGCGGCCGGACCGGTAGGGCCGTAGACCTCGGCGAGCTCCAGGCGGCGAATGTCCAACCACATGGTGATGTGGTCGTCGGAGACGACCGGGAGACCGCGGCCGCCGGCAGCCGCGCGCAGGGCACCCATATTGCCCGTGACGATGACCTTGAGCATGGTGCCGGGCGGGACGCGGTGCTCATACCGGTAGTCGGTGGCGGCCTTCTCGATCTGGTCGAACAGGTCACCCTGCGGCGGGGTTTCGAAGTACGGCCCGGAGGTGAACATGCGCTCGCCCCAGTCGGGCATCTGGGCGCCGCCGTAGGTGGTCCAAATTTGGTCGCAGACCGAACCGTCAAGGTATTCGAACGCGCACCGGTAGCAGCTGCCCTTCCAGGAGCGGACAACAGTCGTCTTGTCGAGGTGCCACACGTGGCGGTGGCGTACCAGCGCACCATCGGGTGGCAGCGCGACGACGATCGACCCGTCGGGCATCTTCTTGGGCGCGATCGTGTGGAACGTCGGCGCGGGCAGGTTCACCAAGAACCGGGGTGTCCTGTGCTCGCGGAGCCGGCCCATCGCGGCCTCGAGCTCCGCCTCGTCCAGCTCGGGGACGGCGAGGATCGGTGCAGAGTTGCCCAGCTCGGCGAGGACCGCGCCGAGTACCGAGTCGATCTGCCACGTGCTGACGTAGCGGTGGCTTCCATCGGTGGGGTTGCGGGCCAGGGCCTTATGGATGGCGTCGCGTAGACGCGTCTCGAACGTGGTCACGGCCGCACACCACCCTCGAGGGCGGTGGCCTGCCGGCGCTCGGCCAGCTCGGCGATCGCGAGCAGCCGCGCCGCGGCACGCCGGGCGAGCTCGGGCTCGACCCGGTTGACGGTGGCGTTCTGTAGGCCGAGGCCGATCCAGCTCACGCCGACGCGGTATTCGCCTCGGGCGTAGAGCACGAACGAGTCGGGGTTCCAATCGTCGCCGATCAGTGACCGGTCGACAGTCCACACCTGCCAGTCCGACCAGTCCAGGCCAATGAATTCGGCGGCGAGCAAAGGCTCGGCTTGCTCCCACAGGTCAAGCAGCGGCGGGTCGTAGGGCACCCGGACGTCCATCGTGACCGTGTCGGCCAGCTTGTGGACCTGGCGCGCCTGCGCGGCCCACGCAGCGCATGCGGCGAGCAGGTTGTGCAGGGCGTCGTCGTTGAACACTGGATGGGGCCGGACCCGCGAACGCTCCTGCAGGTAGCCGGCGGCGTCCTCTGCGGTCGAGAGCGGGTTACTCGTCGTCATAGTCGTCGTCTCCTTCGTAGATGTGGCTGCGGTAGTTCGACGGGTCGCCTTTGGCCCCGAGCGCCGCGCATAGGAGCGCGAACTTCTCCAGGGCGAGTTGCTCGCCGTAGAACAGGTGAACGCCTTCGTGGCCGGCATCGATCCAGACGGTCGCGAAGGTGGACTCGGTGAGCTGCCACGCCTGCACCGCGCGGCACACATAAAACTGCTGGTAGGCGAGTATGTGCAGGGTGCCCTGCGTCGCCCCGAGCGTGTAGAGGCCGGCGGTGATGCGAACCCATCTGACCAGGCCGAGCAGCCGAGACTCGGTGACCGATCGCACATCACGGTCGCGGCCACGTTTCGCCTCGTATGTGAGCCGCTTCGACAAGGTCCTCGGCACGGCATAGCCCTACTGGTCCAGCTCGGCGAGCGCCGCGGCGACGAGCGGCGCCGGGTCAAAGTTGGTGACCACGATCCGGAACGCCGCCTCGAGGCGCTCCTTAAACGCGCCGTCGGCCTTCGCCGCGGACATGGCCGCCGACGACTGCGTTGACGGGTCGAAGCCGTGCATGTGCCGCAGCAGCCGGTCGACCGCCGCCGCGACGAGCGCCTCTTCCTTTTTGTGGATCACTTGGACGCCCTCCGGTCGAGCTCTTCTCGGACCATGCGCCGCACGGTCAAGCGCACGATCTGGCCGACGACGAAGCCTGAGACGAGCCACAACAGGGGCGAGAGCAGGATCTGCCAAGGGCTGGACTCACACATCACGGGCTGCTTTCTTGGGAGTTGGAGTGTGTTCACAGACAATACATGCAAGGCCGCGCGGGTTCGCGCGCGCCACGATCGTGAAATGTATTCTTGGAGAACACAGATAGGGAGACCCGACCGTGAGCAGGCAGCCGTTAAACCTGATGGGTGTAGCCGAGAAGCTGCAGGTGCGCTACTTCCGGGCGCGCAGGTGGCGCAAGAACGCGCTGAACAACAACACCGACCCGCAGGCGCGCCGGCTGTGCCCTCCCGACGTGTCCGAGGAGCCGCCGCTGTGGTCCGAGCACGCCGTCGAGTCGTGGGGCCGCTCACAGGGGCTGTGGCCGCCCGGAGTCGACCAGCACCAATGCCCTTACTGCAAGGGCATGTTCTCGACCTACGGGCCGAGTAATCCCGTTCTGCGCCCGCACGGGTGGCAGGAAAATCCGGAGGACGGCCGACTGTGGCCGTGCGAAGGGTCATACCAGGAGCCGTTGCCCCGCGACGTCGCGGTGCTCGAGAGGAGTGCAGCATGATCTACCGATTTTCTACCGGCGGGGTGCCGCGAGCCCTGGATGGTTATCGCCTTCGGGCAGGTCCCTGATGGCGACCAGGTTTGTGCCGGCGCCCGCGCCGGAGTTGGAGGAGTTGGGTCTGCGTGAGCATGTGTTCGCGCGGGCGTGGGACGGCTACACGGTGCGTTGCGCACGGTGCCCGTTGCCGAAGAAGAACAGGATTCATGTCACGCAGGATGAGGCGTCACGGGCGCAGTGGCGGGCGATGGACGCCGCGCGGCTAGGTGAACGCGACGCGTGAACCGTGGCATGATCCGGGCCTAGAAAGACGGAAACCACCCGCCGCGAACGGGTGGCCTCCTGTGGAAACACCCTCCAAACGACGACTTCGGAGGTACCTGATGCATATTACCGTGCGCCGCCGACACGGTGGAACTTCCTCGATACCTGCGCGGGTGCCTGATGGCCTATGAGCTGGTCGAGGAGGTGTTCAGCAATGCTCCCGACATGACTGCGGCTGAGCGGCTGATCCTGTTGGCGATCGCCGAGCGCAGCCGTGTAGGTGAGCGGGCCGCCACGATCGACGGTGCCGAGATGCTGCGCCGCTGCTGCCTAGATGAGCGGGGGCTGCGCCACGCCCTGTCACGGCTTGCTGAGCGGGGTTTCGAGGTGCGTCTTGAGTTCGGGCGGGATCGGCGGGGACGGCCGGTGTACGCGGTTCCTGGACGGCCGCGGGTGTTCACCCTGCCGCATTTCACCCCGGCCGCGGGTGATTGCCGTTGCCGCAGGTGCAGGCAGGCGGACTTCCTGGTCCCCCTTCCGATGCCCGAGCCGGCTAAGGAGGACCTACAGGGCCGTCAGGCGGACGTGGAAGTCCGCCTAGGAGGACCTACAGGGCCGTCAGGCGGACGTGGAAGTCCGCCAATACAGTCCGTAGAGATCCCGTCCGTTTCGCGCGCGGGCGCGCGGGCGCCGGCATGCGTGCACGGGCTCGCGGGCGTGAAGCTCGACGGGGAGCTGCGGTGCCCGCAATGCCGCGCCGACGCGATCGCAGGTTCGCTGGTTGGTGCTGACCCTGGTTGATCCGTCGCCGCGGGTGTATCCTCGTCGGACACACCCGCAGGAAGGAGAAGCGCATGGCGAAGTCGCTGGCTTATCGGCTCACCTACCGCTTCCAGGGTTACGAGGCACATCGGCGCGTCGAGATTCCCTTCGAGCCCACCGAGGCGCTTATCGAGCGGCGGCTACGCGAGGCGGCATCGCACGCGGAGACGATGCTCCGGTCACGGTGGAACGAGATCGAGCTCGTTAGCTGGGAGGCCATGTAAACCCTGGTGAACAGCGAGGCCCTGACCGGCGCGGTCAGGGCCTCGCTTGTTTTGTCGCCCATCCGACAGTTCTAGGTGGAACAAAAACCCAACGCAGGGCGTTATATAGGGTAGAATAGTAAGCACAGGGAAAGAACAGAACAAAGGAGAGCACAATGCAGTACAGCGAGGAAGCGCAGCGAGAGATCGACCCCACCAACGCAGAGTGCCGCCGCTGGGCAGAGATGCTCAAGCAAGCCGGATACAGCGTCAACGCGATGTGGGTCGGCGAGACGCCCGAGGACTCCTACGGGTACGAGTGGCAGGTCTGGACCGACGATCGGGACTGGTGGCTAGGCCCCTGGGCAACGATCTACAACCACGGAACGGGACCTGAATGGGCAGGCGACTACGGGCCTTACTACAAGGTCATCCTGCCGAAGATGCAGGCCGAAGAGATCGCAGAACTTCAAGGCTGAAGGTCTACCGGTGGTGCCCCGCTCGGCGGCGGGGCACACGCCGTGGGCAATCAGAGGAGGAGATCACATGTTAAAGATCAAGGACGACATTCAGCTCGCTATCGACGACCTCAACACACACCTCGAGATCTGCGCCTCATGCAGGCTCGGGGCCAAGTCGGAACCGAGTTACGCCTGCCAGATCGGCTATGCGTTCTACGGCCGGCTCGAGCAGGCGCTCGCGCTCGAGGAGGCGGTCCGTGAGCTGAACCCGCACCTGATCATCGCCTGATCGCCTACCGGCCGGGCACCGCGCCTACCAGGGCACGGTGCCCGCGCCGTGGACGCTCAGTCGGGAACCCGACACAAGCCCCAACGCCCCGCGTCAGGTTCGGGTGTATCCTTGATGTAGCAACCCAAGCACGGCCCGCGGGCATGAAAGCAGCGGCTTCCACCTACGCGGTGGGGCAATGGCGCACTACGAGCCACCGAGAAGCACGCGGGAGGGTCCGACTCCCTCCAGGGCCACGCAGCACGATCCCCAACAGGAAGGACAGAGATCATGAACGACCGCATCGTCAACAGCTGGACCGTCGGCGAGTACACGATCGACGAGGTACCCAACTGGAACCGTGACGAGCCCAACCTCTTCCGCTTCACCATCGGCGACGCCAAGCCAAGCAGCACGTACTACCACTCGCTTGACATGGCGCTCGCCGAGGCGATCGCGGCGAAGTACATGGGCGAAGCCGGCGCCCGCGGGAACGCCGTCGCGACCGCCGCAGTCTGGTTCGGGCGAATGATCGGCATGGATCACTGAGCACCACGGGCGGCCGAAAGGCAGGCAAGCACCCGGGTTCAAGCCCCGGGCGCCCACGCAGAGCACAACGAGAGGAGAGCGTCATGGACGAGTACCAGGGACCCACGGTGCAGGTGGCCGACGGTGTCTACGAGGTGGTCGCGCCCGACGAGCCGGGGTTCTGCCCCGACTGCGGGCACATCCACCGAGTGGCCGACGGGCTACATCCGCTACCCGACCAGCCGTGTGGATCTTACCTCTGCTGCATCAACTGAACGAGGAGGGTGGGCTGCACCAGGAGCTCACCGGGTTCGACTCCCGGCCACCCGCGCAAACAACCCACAGGAAGGGGCCAGAACCATGAACGACAAGCCGATCACGATCCGCGCGCAGTTCGGCGACGAAATGTACGTGTCGCATCACCGCTCGCACCGCTCGCCGGAGAACTGGCGCTACCACGCCCGCGAGATCGCGGACATGGCCGTCTCGCTCGGCGCCGACTGGGCGCAGGGCTGGATACCGGAGCTCGACGAGCCCAGCATGCTCTACCGGGTGTGCTGGATCGTCTCGATGGAGGCCGAGGAAGCGCTCGGGCTCACGGTGCCCAACGGGCAGCGCAGGCTCGCCTCTGGCGACGTGTGGACGGCGCTCGAGGAGCGTCAGCCGGTCACGCGCACAGCGCCGCCAGCGTGGATCGAGGGCTAGGCAAAAGGAGGGTGGGGCCGCAGTTGGGGCCTTCCGGGTTCGACTCCCGGCCACCTGCGGAAGGAGGTCCACCATGGACGAGTTGAAGGAATACCTGATTATCGCCGTCGCTGCGGCGTCGCTGGTCGACGAGCGGAGCGGCGTCATCCGGGCGACGGCCGAATCGGTCGACGCGCGAGCGCGGGAAATCCGATCCAAGGTCGAGGACGTGCTGCGCATGCGCGCGGGCGTCGAGGCCCTGTACGACTAGCGGGTGTTGCGAGGGTGCGGTTTCGGCCGTACCCTCGCAACCTCGGGTGTGTTCGCGGGGAATACACCCGACAGGAAGGGGACAGGGAAATGATGCAGGTCACCAACGAGGTGTGGCGGCGTGAAGGCGAAGACGGGCGCATCGAGCTCGCGGTCGTGCTCTTCACACCCGATGGTGTCGTGGTCACCTACACGTCCGGCGGCGGCTCGGTGCGTCAGCAGGTTGTACGCACCGAGGAGTTCGACGGACGCAACGACGGCGACAGCGAGATCATCGAGACCAGCCTCGCGAACATGGGCTATCAGCTCGCGTTGGAGACCAGATTCCTCGTCTAGCACCACGGGCGGCCGAAAGGCAGGCAAGCACCCGGGTTCAAGCCCCGGGCGCCCACGCAGAGCAGCCCCAACAGGAAGGAGCAGGCCATGCCTATACCGCGTGGTTTGACCGTGAAGGACGTCGCCCGGCTCAAGGCTTCAGGCGTCGCGCTCGAGGTGCCGGAGATGAAGGCTTGGCTTGCCAAGCTGAGCGGTTCTCAACGCGACGAATTCATCGACGTCGTGGGATCGGTGGCCGGCGCGGTCATCGACAGCGTCTGGGACGAAGCGCACGGTGAAGGGCACGGGTGCAGGAGCCCGTACTGCAAGGCGAAGGGGTGACGACGATGTCTAAGCCCTGGATTCGGCTCACAGTCAGCACATTTTGGTACCGCGTGCTGATCCTGGCCGGAGCTAAGCCAGCGCCAAAGGAGGGTGACCGGTAACCAGGCCGGTCTTGCCCGGGTTCGACTCCCGGGCACCCGCGCAAGAAAACCCACAGGAAGGGAGAACCAAATGGCCAAGGTGCTCGACACCGACATCGGCCCCCAGCTCACCGGGGCTGTCCACCTGCGCACGCTGGAATGCGGCGACGAGGTGGTCAAGCTCGGCCTGGTCTGGCGTGTCATCGAGAACGTGCTGCTTGCCCCGCGGGCAGGCGTGCGCCTGCAGAACCGGGCAGGCGATCGTCGACGACCAGAATTCCATGGTCGACCGGGTGGTTGGGGGTCGGAGATGAGCAAGCCTCCTCCGATGTCGCGGAGTAACAAAGCCGGATTCGTCCTGCTGGTGGTGCTGGTGATCGCCGCTGTGGCCGCGTGCCCGCACCGTAAGAATCCAGCGCCGCAGCCCACACCGTCGCCGTCCACGGCGTCGATGCGTACGGCGGTGCAGAGGTGACGCCGAAGCCCTCACAGTCCGGTCTGCGGGCTGTGGGGGCTTCGGTCTGTGTGTGGTGTGGTCGGCCGTTGCGTATCGATCCGGGCAATCTGGGGTCGTGGCGGCGGTGGACCTGCGGGCGTGACGAGTGCGCCACGGCCGCGGCTCGGGCTGGTGAGGCCCGAGGTGACAACCCACCCGAGGGTGTATCTTCCGTGTAGACACCCACCGGGTGTTCGGCCTGCAGGCTCCGCGGTTCCCCGTTGGCGGGCCTGCAGGTCACGGAGGGGATGAAGCTCAATCGGCAGAGCAGCTGGTAGCCCGAGGCACATCGGAGGGCACCCCGTCACTTCTAAGGAGGTGTCGGTAGTCGCCCATGGTTCGCAGCCCCGATACGCCAACGGCCGTCAGGATCGGTCCGGGTTCGACTCCCGGCATCCCCGCGAGGCACACGAGCGTGGACCATCTGCGGCGGGCCGCCGACCGCCAAAGCAAGACGCTCGAGTGCCCCACGGCCCCGGGCAGCGCGCCCGCGAATAGCTCTCCTTCCTGTAGAGGGCAGCGCGCCCGGGGCACCACGAATCAGGAGAGCAAGGGAGAAGATCATGGCGTTCGTTCTCGAGCCTGCCGTCAAAGAGCAGGCAAAAGCCCGGTGGGTCTTGGAAGGGCCTGCCGGCAGCGGTAAGACGTTCACCGCGCTGAGCATCGCGTCCGGGCTCGGCGACACCATCGCGGTCATTGACACCGTGCAGCGCCAATCGCTGGTGTTCGCCGACCGGTTCAAGTTCGATGTGCTGCACATGTCCGACAACTTCCATCCCGAGCAGCTCATCGAGGCGCTCGGGACGTGCTGCGCCTACGACACGACCATCGTCGACACGCTGTCGTCGTTCTGGTCCGGGCCGCTGGGCATGCTCGAGCAGGTCGACCTGCGTTCCGACGGCCGGTCGGGTGGCACGTTCTCCAACGGCTGGAAGGAGATGGGGCCGATCGAGCGGAAGATGGTCGAGGCGATGCTCGCCCATGCCGGCCATTTGATCCTCACGTTGCGGGTCAAGACCGAGTGGGTGGTGCAGCCCGGCCCGGACGGCAAGTACACGCCGCGCAAGATGGGCACCAAACCTGACCAGCGCGAAAAGCTCGACTACGAGATGGGCATCGTGTCCACGCTGGACAGCGAGCACACCCTGCGGTTCACCAAGTCGCCCTATGCCGGGTTCGACGGTCGCATCGTCGAGCGGCCCACCGAGGAGCTGGGCCGCGAGTACCGGGTGTGGCTTGAGGACGGCAAGGCGCCCGTGACGGTGTGGGAGCTGCGCGATGAGGTGTTCGAGGCCAAGACGCCCGATGAGCTGCGCGAGCTACGCGCTAAGGCGCTGTATCTGAACAAGTGGAACGCTCCCATGACGGACGAGCATGGCGAGCCGTCCACGTTGGGCGACATCGCGACCAGGCTGCTCCGCGACATGATCGCAGCGGCTAAGACGGAGGTGAAGTGATGAACTCGATCGACGAACTGGCCGGCGCGTTGAACGGCATCGACCGCATGGTCGGCGATCTGCTCGAGCGGGCCGCGGATGGCTTCAGGAAGCTGCGTAACCGGCCGAGCCGGTATGTGGGCCGTCACCGCGCCCCGACCCTGTACGGCCGCCTGTCGACCCGCTGGGCCGCCGCGCGGGCCGAGCAGGAGCGCGAGCGGCAGAGCATGACGGCACTAGTCGAATGGTGGGCGGTGCGCCGCGCGGACTACGCGCCCGCGCTCGCCCGCGCGCGGGTGGCGGCATGAACGAGCAGCGACGCCCGAAGCGGCACTATGGGCAGCCTTACGGCACGTTGACGCGCGAGCAGCAGCGCCGCCGCAAGCTGGGCTGCTGGTTCGCGTTCGGCGCGACCGTGGCCGTGGCTGTGGCTGTGTGCTGCTGCGGCATCGGGGCCGGCGTGTTCTTCACGAGATGATGGCTACCTGCCGGCGGACCGGATTTGATCACCGGGCCGGGACCGGTGGGCATGCCCCAGGTAGGAGAAGGCTCGAATGCTCCAACGCGGCCTAGGCCAGGCGGGGCACTGCCGGAATCGCCGATCACGATTCCCCTACCTGGGGTGAAAAAGGGGCACCGTCCAATGTGGACGGTGCCCCTTTTTTGTTGCCGCCTACGTGGTCGCAGGGTCAATGACGGTGACGGTCTGCTCGGGGATGTGCGCCTCCACCGTTTCGATCACCAAAGTGTGGGCGCCGATCTTCAACGTGGTGCCGGGCGGCACGGTGCCGCCGGCCGCGGGCGGGTTGGCCTTGAGGTATGCGGCGACCACGGCGAGTATGTGGCGCTTCTCAAGCTCGTCCTTGACCCAGCGACGGGCGCGGTAGTTGTAGTGGGTGCCGTCGCCGGCCAGCTCAGCCCCCACGATTTGGATGTAGCGGGCCTGTGTGCCCTTGCCGTACTTGCCGTCGATGCCGCCCACAGGGGTGAAGTCGGCGCCGAGGTCTCGCAGGTCGGTTTGGAAGTCGGCCACCTCGTCCAGGCCGCCGGGCACGTTTTCGCCGTCGCCGAAGCTTACGAACATGGACATGTCGTCTCCTGGAATGTTGACGCCCACAACCTCGCGGTAGAACCGCTTGAACAGCGGCAGCAGCGAGCGGCGGGTCGAGTCGCGGTATTTGCTGATGTGCGAGTGGGTGCGGTGGTCGAGCTGGTTGGAAGGCTGCGGGGCTGAGGTGACCCCGTTCTCCCGATCCCAGTGCAACACGTTGACCCCATCCAGCGAGTAAATGATCTCGCGGATGTCGAGGGTGTCCGGCGCCGACTTGCGGCATTGCTCGACGGCCCAGCCGGAGAAGCGGCGCAGCTCATCCCAGTCGTCATCGAGGTCGATCGCGCATGCGGCGTTCGCGATCGCGGCGTCGGCGAGGCCGGCCTTGTCCCGCGCGGTGCGGGCCGAGTACGGGTTCTTGTCGAACTTCAGCTGATCTTTGCCGAGGTGGTAGCCGGTGCCGGCGATGACGTGCGGGCCGTCGCCGACGATGCCCACCTCGTCCGTCGTGAGTACCGGGGCGGCCTTGTCCTCGGCGACGACGAAGGCGCGCACCTCGAGCATGGTGGCCGGTGCAAACGTCATTTGATCACTCCTAACATGGCCGCGAGCGTCCACAGCCCGGCGAACACGACAACAGCCCAGCCGGCCCGCGCGACCCACCGCGCCGAACGGACCTTACGGGCAGACTTCAGAGCAGCTCGTCTGGCCTGTCGGGGACCGAGATAGTGGTCTGATGCAGGTGCTTTTCGAGCTGCGCGATGTGGCGCAACGCGGTGATACGCCACTGACGCTGGGCTGCTTCCCGCAAGGTGCTGTCGTTCTGGCACGTGGCCAAGTCCGCCGAGACTTGTCGCGTACGTGCGAGAACGATTCCACCAATGGCGGTTATGAGCCCAGCGAGGCCAGTCAAGATCTGGCCAAGATACTGGCCCCACACGGTCCCTCCCGGCCGCGGTCAGGTGATCGATCCACAGCATGTTGGAACCTCCTTGATGGATCGCGGTTGCACCGCGGTCACCGTGGGGGGGCCAGGTCGGTCGCCTTCTCGATCGAGGGTGCGATCTTGGAAGGCTTCCAGAAGATCTGGTAGAAGACCAGGGCGGCGCCGAGGACGACCAGAATGGCGCGTATCACGGTGATGCCGTGTAGGTACCCCGTAAGCCACGCGGTCACTCCGCCGCCCACGATGCACACGCCGACGGTCGCGGCGCCCTTGACCTGAGACGACCAGTGCGACTGCACGAGCGCGGCGATCAGCGCGGGCATCAAAAAGCCGACGAGCCCCGACCACAGGTCGAGGTCAGATAAGCCCTGCAATTGATCAAGATTCATTTTCGGCGACCCTCCTAAGCCGAGCGGTTTGCTTGTTGTGGATCAGACTAGCGGGAACGCGTACGCGGGGCCGTGGTCGACTGCGAAGAACGCGTCGGATGGGGACATGCCCCACTGTCCGGTGCCGGCGACACCAGCCTGCGTGGTGATCACATACAGCTGGTTTTGGGTGACGGTGGGTCGTATCCACGCGTCGAGCCGGCCGCCGTAGTAGGCGTTACCGACGCCTGGCACGTAGTCCTTTCCGGCGACCTGCGCGCCTGCCAGGTTGTTTTCCCGGAATCTGACGACGGTGAGCGCGGCCACCCCGGACGTGTTGGCGTGGTGCCAGGTCGCGTGCAGGCCGATGATGTGGCCGGCCTTGAGCGGCACCGTGAGGGTGATGTTGCCGCCGATGAGCTGCTCGCCCGCGGCGACCGTGTAGGTGGGCGAGTCGAACTGCGCCGCGCGTTGGGTCATCGCCAGGATTTGCAGCTCCGGGCGCCGCGACGGTGCGGCGGCGTTGATCGCGCCCAACACGAGCCACGTGGACGCGGACGAGTTGGCGCCTTCAACGGCCTGCCCGAGGATGGCCACGGTGTCGCCGACGACCGGGTTGTAGTCGGTCAGGAACCCGAGGGAATCCCTGTCGATGACCGTGCCACCCATCAAGATCTGGATCGGATTGATGGCTTGCACGGTGCCGACGCGGACGGTCGACGGCTGCCCGGGTGTGGCCGCGGTCTGGTCGGCGAGCGGTTCGTCTGGTGAGGTCATGAGTGGGTCAGCACCCACAGCTCGGAGCCGGCCTGAATGGTCAGGTTGGTGGCGTCGGCAGTGTCCTGCGCATATTGGACCTGCAGCGAGCCTGTGGTCGCGGCGAGGGTGAGTACGCCTTCGAAGTCGACGAACATGTTGGTTCCGACGCCGGTCGCAGCGACCGACGCGGTGGTGCCCGAGGCGGTGACGACCTGCCGGAAAACGCTGGCCGGGGTTGTCTTGTCGGCGGAGATGACAGCCCATTTGGACAGGGTGGTGCCCGCGGGGAACACGAGCGTGAACTTCAGGTCGCCCGCGGACGATCCGTCGTAGTAGAGCCGGCCGCCGAACCGCATCGTCCGGTTGGCCTCGCCGAGGGTGACGGTGAGTGTGGAGTCGGCAACCAACACGGTGCTGTTGTTGATCGCTGCGGCGTTGGTGGTGCGCAGCTTCCACGCGTAGTAGCCGCGGCGGGCGCGGGACACCCACACAGCACCGTCGTAGGCGTCGGCGCGGTCCTCGGCGGCGAGGTCGCTGTCGTCGCCTTCGACGGGGACGGTGTGCCGGCTGGCCCGGTCGGCGAAGTTGGCGTACTTCAGCGCGAGCCGGGTTTCCATCTGGGCCAGCAGGTTGAGCACGGCGGCGGGCACGTCGGCGGCATCCGCGCCGAGCGGCCGGGTTAGCCCTTGGTCGGGGGTTGTCGTCGACATTGGTTCACCTCACGCGAGTCGGACAATGAGTTTTGCACTGATCTGCACCTGCACGGCGGCGGTACCGGTGCCGGTGAAAAAGAACGCCGTCGACATGACGTCGCCTGCGGCGGCGACCATCGGCCCTCTCGCGTGGGGTAGCTGCTGCGAATTGTTTTCACAGTTCACCGCCTGCGCGCACCGCAGGGTGCCGTTTTGCCGCACACGTATCCGCGCGACGTTGATCGTGGCCCAGCCGAAATGGGTCGCCTGGATCGAGAACAGCCAAATGCCGGCGACAGGGATCGTGTACTGGGAGTCCGTCGCGGTGATGACCGTGTCGACACCGGAGGCGATCCCGGACTGCTGCGCCGAGAACAGGTCGTAGTTGCGCCGGTTCAGGGCCGTGGTCCAGTCGGCGTTGACGTCGAACATTTTGGTGTCGATCTGCTCGGCCAACGTCTTGAACGCGAGCGGGTCGATCGTGTCGCCGGGGCACGGGTAGGTGAAGCCGTAGATGTCTGTGTTCTTCGGCATCAGACCACCACCACCGAGTCAGCTGTTCCGATCTTGGTAAGCCACACGATTGTGCCGGCGAGCGCGTTCAACGTCGACGACGTGTTGCCGTGCTCGACCAGGAATTTGATCTGATCCAGGGCGGTGAGCCGGTAACGCAGGGTGCAAGTCATGTCCATCGGGATGCCGGCGTTCGCCTCGAACTCGGTGTAAAGCGATGAGACGACACGACGCGACGACGGGGTAATCGACGAGATGACGGTCGGGTCGAGCCGGTCAACGCCGATGGTGAGCGCGCGGAAGCTGTTGTCGTCGACCACGCCCGAGGGCTGCAGGGCGCAGAAGATGCCGATCTCGTACATGCCTTCGCCGAGCTCGCCGATCAGGTTGCGGCCGGTCTCGTCGATGTTGCGGTTCGACGGGGTGTTGTTGAACGTCATCGTGAACGTGCCACCACCCTGCGGGCCGACGTACTGCTCGCCGGTCAGGTTGGCGACCAGGCCAGTGATGTTCGCCGTCGACGTTTGGATGATCGTGTACGGGTTCGCGGCGCGGCGTAGCAGCTGCTCGAGAGCGAGGATGCGCGCCTCTGCCTGCAGGGCGGTGTTCTGCATTTGCAACGCGATCGCGGCAACGTTTTCGCCGTCCATACACGACAGGTCGGTCAGGTCAACGGTCATCACTGCACCTCCTGGTCGGCGTGCCAGCACACGGCAAGCCACGCCTCTTGCAGGGTGCGCGAGTTGGCACCGGACTCGAACGTCGACATGGTGATCCGCTCGCCGGCCAGGAAGGTGAACACTTCGAAGTCGCAGTTGTTGCCGTAGTTGATCCCAGCCCCCCGATCCAAGATCAGATGGTTGATTGTGTTTTGCTGCGCCAGGCTCTGCCCGCCTGCGGTCGCCGAGATTTGGGCGTTGACGATGCCGCCCGTGGCCTGCTTGGCGTAGAACGCGATCGAGTACCGGCCGCCCTTCACGATGGTGATGCCGTACAAGTCGCTGTCGAGGTCGGTCATGCCGGCGGTGTCGGCGACCACCGTGTCGTAGGGCACGAGGTTGGAGTTGCCGATCGTGATCTGTGTGGTCAGCTGCAGCATCGCGAACGGTGCGGCCGGGGTGGTGCGGTTGATCGCCGCCTCCCAGCGGGTGAACACGTCGTCGATCGCCCCGGTGAACGTGCACCACGACTCGTCGAAGTCGCACGGCGCGTCCAAACCGTTCGGGTAGGGCAGGCCCATCAGCGGCGTGTAGTTCAAATCGAGCGTCGTCACACGAAACCTCCCTCCTCGATATTGCCGATGACCTGCGACCGGCCGACGCATGACATCGGCGACCCGACGTCGAGCGGCATCGCCAGCGACGAGACGACCTGAACCCGGCTCACCTCACGTTGCGTGATCTCTATCTGGTAGATGTCGCCGAGCTCGACCGACGCGTCGGGCACTTGGGTCCACGTGATTTGGTGGGTGGGGGTGATGCCGGTGCGCAGGCGGGCCTGCGCGGCGGCGAGCGTGCCGCCGTCTGTGGTGGCTGACACACGGCGCATCAGCATCGACTTCAGCCCGAACTTGCCGCCGACGTAGGTGGGGCTGTCCGGGTTGGTGTCCTGCGCGGTGCGCACAAACGGAAGGTCTCCGTTGAGCCGTTCGGCGGTGGCCGTGACCGAGTTGAACATGGAACGGCGGGAGCGGCGCCGGTTCGTCGACAGGATCACCCCGGTCGGCCCGTCGGACAGGGTCATGATCGGCGCGCCGGGGTTGGCCCACGGGTAGCGGCGGGCGACGAACGCGCCGTCGGCCAGCGGATACCACAGGCCACCCACCGAAGAAAACATTTCGTCCAACGCCGAACCGCGGTTGAATTCCCAGCTCAGACCAGGCATCGGCTGGTTGAACGTGTCGGAGGCGCCGAAGCGGGCCGACGGTACGGCAGCGGTCACGAGCCGCTGAAACTCCGATATACGGTCCGCGCCCTTGATCGAGTTGACGGGGGTGACGAAGTTCGCGTCGAGGACGTCCTGCGCCGGGTCGGATGCGTTGATCGTCACCTGCCCGGTGGTGTCCTCAATGTCGGCATCCTGGATTTTCCCCTTGAAAACCTGCCAAATGTAGCTGAGTGATCTGTCGGCCGGCAGGACACCGCGCCAGATCCGCAGCTCGTTCCCGTTCGGTGCGAGCAGGTCGTCGTCGCTTTCCGGGTAGAGCTGCTCGGGCACGAACAGGGTCGCGTTGCGGGCCACCTGCGACTGCAGGGTCGCGGTCACCATCGACCCGGGCAGCACGACGAGACTGGCGTCCTCGCGCGGCACATCGGAGCGCAGCTCCTCGAGCACCTCGAGGCGCTGCACGTCGTCCCACACTTCGACACGCAGGTAGTGAATGGGCTGCGTGACAAGCATGTCGCGGTACAGCGGGTCGTCTCCACCAGTCAGCATCAGGCACCGTTCCGCAGCTGCGTGAAGGTACGCCCGCCAGTGTTGACGGCGTTGAACGACGCAAACTGGGCGTTCATCTCGTCGAAGGTGCGCAGCGACGCGAACGACACCTGGCCCGGCCCGTACGGGGAGGCGTTGCCGTAGAGAAGGTCGGTATAGGTCAGCCCGGCCATTTTGATCGCATTCCACGAGGTGTACGTGTCGCACAAGTCGTTGACACGGGCGCCACACACACCGTTGGCCGGGCCGGCGGGGCGGGCCATGAGCCGATGCGGCAGGGTGAAGATCCGCGGAGGGATACGGTGGTCGGCCAACGCCCGATCTACCGTGTAATCGCCGACCGAAATGTACCGTTCGGCGATGCCGTATTCGGCGGGGGCCTGGAAGAACAGCACCGTTCCGGGTTTGAGCGTCGCCTTGAGGTCGTCGCGGTCAGTGAACAGCCGCGTGATCACCGTGAGAGTGGATTCGCCCGACCTGCGTTTGCGGACGTGGGGCACAGGAAACTCGCGGTTGACACCTTCGAACAGCACCGTGCCCGCACCAACACGCTCCTGCGGCCCGTAGGACTGGACCATCATCCCGGACGAGGTGTCGCAGGCGATCTGCGGGCCGGCCATGCATTTGGTCATGGCCCGGTCGTGGCACGGGTAGACCGGGTCTTTCAGGTAGAACGGGAAGGTGGCGGTGACGGTGACCGTGGCCGAGAGGGCGAAGAACCCGGACGGCTGGTATTGGCCCAGCTCGAATTGGTCGACGTAGAACAGCGTCGACGCGGGCGCGATCCCAGTCACCTCAAAATTGATCTGGGCTGTGGCGGCGTCGGTCGGCGGGGTGGTGGTCAGATACATGTAACGCCATTCGGCGTCGTCGAGCACCTCGAGCGGCGTGACCACGGTCGTGCCGGTCTGTGTGCCGCCGGCCGTGAAGAACTTGATGGAGAGCCGGACCGAATTCCAGCCCTGCGGGGTGAGCGCCCACGCCGACACGGTCACGTCACGGGTCGGGTCGACGGGGATCGCATCCTGGCGGATCACGTTGGAGAACGTCGGCGAGCCGGCCGGGGTGAGCCGGCCCGAGTTGGCGCCCGAGTGGGCGAACGTCGCCGACTGGACGAGCGTCCCACCGATGCCCTGCCACGGTGCGGTGCCTGCCTCAAACGACGAGTTGAGCGCCTTGTTCACGTACGAGTCTGCCGGTTCGGTGCGGTATTGCACGGCTGTGTTCAGCGGCGGTTCGGTGTCCCACCAGACGCCCTTGGAGCAGTTGAGCAGCAGATCACCGGCCGCGTTGTAGGCCACATATGGGCGCAGCAGAACCTGCTCGCCGGTCACGGTGTTGATCCGGATCACACGGGCGTACTGCACGGCCGGCTGGTCGGACCAGTCGACGTCGATGCGCACATACGCCTCGTCGGGGAAAGTCGTCGCGGTGATCGTCGGCACCTATCCCACCAACCTCGGTTGCTGCGCCAGGGTCCGCGCGGTGCCCTTGTTCGAGCTGCGGATGGTCTTGACTATGCGGGCCTGGAAAGGTTCGCCGTCGAACACGGCGTAGACGGTCATGTTCGGGTCGCCGAGGACCGCAGTCACGCGCGGGTCCTGCGCGACCGCGCGGGCGCGGGCGGGATCGTCGAGCGGGATGATCGCCTCGTCGCCGGCTTCGCCGGCCAGCGACGGGCCGTCGGTGATGCCGCCGCGGGCGAATCCGGGCAGGAACCCGGCGATGAACCCGACCAGCGGGTTACCGCCGAAGGCTTTAGTCCGGTTGAAGAACCGCTCGAGGGCGTCGCCTGCGTCATCGAAAGCCTCGATAGCCATCGCGAAAAGGTGGATCAGGTTAGCGACCTGCTCGGCTACCCAAATCAGGATGATGCCGAAATCGTGCGCCAAGGTGATCATGTTTTCGATGAATTCTTTACCGTCCGGGGACTGGAAGAATTCACGCAGCCGCTTGATCGACTCGGCGACGTCCTCGAGGAACCGCTGCCCCGCCTCGTCGGTCGTGCCGAACATGTCTTTGAGCAGGCCCAGAAGCTCGCCTGTGACGTCGCCCAGGTCGGACATGGTGGTGAACGCCGACTCGAGGAAGCTCTGAAAGGAGCCGTCGGCGACCGAGCGCTCGAGGAAGCTCGCGAACTTCTCGACGCCTTCGCCGAGCCGGTCGAAGAATGCCGAGATGGCAGGTAGCGACGCATTGGCGATGGTGAACATCGAGTCGAGGAAGTGGATCAGGACGGGGCCGCCGCGGTTGATTCCGTCGGCCACATGTTCGAACAGGTTCGCCAGGAAGGTCACAAACTTGGGGGTGGCCAGCAGCTGGAGCAGCTGGGAGACGACCCCGCCGAGGGCAAAGGCCACGTTGGACAGTCCGCCGTTGAGCGGGCCGGCTATCGCGTTGATCAGGCGCGTGAAGTCGCCAGAGATCCGGCCGAAGAACGCTTCCTGCACGCTCTTACGGATCTGTGAGAATACGGGCATAAGGGACTTGAATTCGCGGAGAACACCCGCGGCCGACGGTGTCAGCTTCTTGAGCGATTCGTTGAATTTGTCCATGTCGCCGGATACGAGCGCGCTTATCGCGTCGCCCAATCCGATGAACACCAGCACGAGCGGCGCCAAGGTGGCGATCAGCCCGAGCCCGATGCCGGGCACCGCGCCGAGCAGGCCGATCAGCGAGAACAGCGCGCCGCCCAGCGCGAACACGGCCGAGGTCAATAGGGGAATGACCACCACGAGGATGCCGGCGGTGATGAGGAACCCGCCGAGGCCGGCCAGGAATTCGGGCGCGATCAACGCCGCGCCGATCTTCGATATGCCCGAGCCGAGGAACGAGAAGAACTCGCCTAGCTTGCCGCCCTGACCGAAGAACGAGGACCCGGCCCGGAAGATCTCCCCGGTGAACAGCTCGGCGAACCCGGAGCCGGCCACCTCACCGACCTTGGATAGGTCGTGCACGATCTCGGGGCGGTGCCGGCGCAACGCGCGCAGGAACCGGACTTCCCACTCGTCGCCGCTGCGCTCCCCGGCGTCGCCGAGCGCATGCACAAGACCGTCGTATTTGTCGCTTTTCGAGGCGGCGCGGGTGGCACGGTCGATCGAGCGTTCAAGCTCACGCTCGTACCGTTCGGTTTCGGCGACGACCTCGATAAAGGCCTCGCCTTCCTTCCGCCCGACTGCCACACGATCACCCTAGAGACACAAACACCCCACGCACGCAAGGTGACGTGGGGCGTCGGGTTTTTGCTCGAGGTGTTCTACTCGTCGCCGTAGCCGGCGCCGCCGTTGGCCATCATCATTTCGAGGGCACGCTCGGCGGCCTCTTCGTTCCAGTTGTCGTGGTCGAGCATGTCGGCCGGTGGCATGGCCAGCTCGTTGAGCCACTTCGTCCGGTCTTCCTTCGACTTGTACTCGAGGATTTTCGCGTTCACCGCGGCGAGCACGGCGGCGAGCGGCTGCCGCTGTAGGTCGACACCGGACATGATGAGCAGGCCGCCCACCATGTCGAACTGGTGGTAGAGGACACCCATTAGCTTCCCGGCCGACCACCACGGCCACCCTGAGATCATCTCGAGTGCGTCGCGGTTGGCCTGCACAAGGTCGTCGTGGGTGACGTGGCCTTCGTATTGGGCGTCCATGAGCAGCTCGCGCTCGTCGTCGCCGAGCAGGCCGGGCAGGTAGGACAGGTGTCCGGTTTCGAAGCTGGCGATGAGCCAGTCGGCGGCGGGTAGCGGCGGGATACGGAAGATGTGCGGGTAGCCGTTCGCGCCGAGCACGTTCGGGAAGGTTCTCTCGTACGCCCACAGGCGCAGGGCTGCGAGCGCCTCCATGGGTTATCGGGCCAGTCGGCCGGTGGTCTTCTTCGCCCGGCGCGTCGCGCGGTTGCCGCCGAGCGGCTCGCCGGTTTGGGCGTTGTGCGCCTCGATGATCAGGGCCGGGATGTCGGCGACGTGCTGCCACTTGATCGACTTGTCGGCCATGCCGTCCTGGATGAAGTCCCAGTCGGCCTGGTCGAGCAGCAGGGTCTGCAGGATGGTTTGGAACCGGCCGGCGTGTTTCATGCCCTCCCGGTTGAGCCGAGCGGCTTCCTGCACGACCGGATGCTCGGCGGTGCGGGCGGCGCCGAGCGCCTCGAGCTCGGGGAGGATCTCGTCCATGCGGCGCATGTGCCGGCGGAAGAACTCCTGGGAGGCGATCAGCACGGCGAGCTGGTCTTCGTTCGGCAGGATGACCCGCATGTCGCGGTTCTCGAACGTGATCTGAAACTCGGTGGGTGTGTCTACGGTGGTCACACCGACATCATAGGTGGTGTGTCCGGCTGACGCGGAACCCGCGCGGGGTGGCGACCTCGACCAGCGACTCGTACAGCCACGGTCGCCCGCGCGCGTGGGCGGGCGAGTAGACCGCTTTCACGATCACCGTCCGGCCGGCGATCTTGAACTTGAGAGCTTTCTTGTTCACGGGGAAGATCGGCTCGGTGCGTGACCATCCGTCGTGCACGGGCACCGCGTAGGGCACGAGCACGCGGACGGTACCGACCACGCGGGTGAAGTGGCGGACCACCTTCACCACGTGCGAGGCCCGCATCAGGCCGGTATCAACCGGCGAGGTTACCTTCGCCCGGTTCTGTGTGCCGCGTGTCGTCTGCAGCACCAGCCGCTCCGCCACTTGCATCGAGTCGGCCCGTGCTCGAGCGCGGTCGACTTTCACGCGGACGCGCACTCTTGCCACCGGTCGTCGCCTCCTCCGTGCTCTCCTCGCCGGCTGGGGCGGCTTCGACGTCCTCGGTGTCGGCCGCCGGCTCGGCGGGCGGGTCGAGGAACACTGCGGCGTGCGCCGAAACGAGCTCGGCTGCCCGCTCGGGTGCGACGTCGACGATCTGGCCTTTGACGCCCACACCGACGACCGAGAACACCAGACGGATCGCGATCACTTCCGCGGCCTCTTGCGCGGTCACTTCTTCGTCAGCACTCATTGCAGTTGATCACCTTTATGGTTATGGACAGCGCGTGTTGGAAACAGGCGCCGTCGGGGCCGGTTTTCTGCCATGACCCGATCACCATATCGTCGGGCACGGTCAACGGTATGGCGTTGAAACAGCAGTTGATCGTCTTGCGCATGGCCTGGACGTCGGCGAGCACCTGCGCGTGGAAGGCGTTGAGCTCGGCGATCGTGGGCAGGACCTGCTCGGTGCCGATCGGCGGGCAACGGCCGATGCCCAGCTCGAGCACAAGACCGTACGCGGCCGGGCATATTTGAGCCTGCAGCGAAGTGTCGGAGGAAGGAAAGGTTTCGTCGGAGGTGATGAACCAGTCGACGAAACGGACCCACGCCGAGCCGCATTTGCACTCGTCCTCGTTCAACGCGATGCCCATCGACGGCAAGGTCGCGTCGAAGCGGAACCCGATCCGGGCGGGGCGTTGCGCGGCGGGCAGCGCCTCGAGCTGGGCCGTCCAGCAGTCCAGCAGGCGTTGCGCGATCGGCGAGAACAGGGTGTCGTCGACGACCACACCGGGCGCGGTCGCGGTCATGCCCAGGACGGGGACGGGCAGCACAATGTCGAGGGTGGCGGTGGCTGCGGTGGTGACGGCCGCCGCGACGGTGGGCACTGGCAGGGTGATTGCCAGGGTGGCGGTGATGTCGGCGGCTGCATCGTCGATCGCGATGTCGACCGCGAACCCGCCGAGGACGAACGTCTCATCGTCGGGTGGGACCGTGGCTACGCCGCCGTCTTTGAAAATGCAGTTACCCGACAGGCTTCCATTGACCGGATTACCGAAACCGCCCTTAAACCAATAATTCGATGTCTCGGTGTCGGGGTGGAAGATCGTAGCGAAGTAGAAGTCGTTCTGCACCAACGCCGTCTGGGCAACGCCGGGGACCGCGATCTCGAGCCCGGCTGCTCCGGCCAGACCACCAATATCGATGTTCTGTATCAGCGTCGACGCGCTGATGGGCGATGCTCGCTTCCACAGCTGGACCCGGGTTCCTGCAGCGAACACACCGGCGTTGTTCATTTTGACGTACATCGCGACGACCTTTTTACCCGCCGCGTTGGTTTTGAAGTTCCAGCCGAGTTGATGTGAGGTGCCGCCGATGGCGCCAACCTGGTTGATCGACTGAAGGTTTGCGGTGTTAGTGAGCAGCCGTTCGACAGCCATCGCCTGTCACCTCCCCTATGTTTCGGGTGTGGTCATGGTGCCCGCGGTCAGGTTGATGTTCTGCCCGATCGCGACCGTGGCATTGTCGAGGATCATGTCGGTGCCGGCAACGCCCGCGGTGCCGTCCATGACCGTCGCGCCGGTCGAGTCTTTGGCCCTCCACCATCCTGCGGTGCCGGCGGCGACAGCCACAGCGGTGATCACAGGGGTGGCGTCGAGGGTCGCGACACCGACCGCGGCCACACTGAACGACGGGTCGGCCAGGGTGAACGTGAACAGCAGTGTGCCCGTTGCCCCGGCTTGCGGGTTGGCCGGTTTACCGCCCGTACGCACCTCGATCGTGGCCGCGCCCGGGCCGGCGTCGAACCGGGCGGTGGTCGCGTCGGTGTTGGCGTTACGGGTCGGCGTGGCCAGTCCTATCGCCATAGATCACCTTCCTAGGAGATGAGTGTGTAGCGGGGTTCGTCGTCGTCGAAGGAGAACACCCGCGGCCGTTGGATCAGGCCTCTCGGGTTCGCCGCGAACACCCACTGATTGACGTTCGCCATCGGCGTGAACCCTTTGGCGATCAAATCTTCGGCGGCGAGGATCTCGTAGGTGACCCCGTCGCGGCTGATCGACGTCGCGGCCGGCGACAGGGCGCACGCCTGCCCGGCGCACAGCTTCGCGAATTCGCACGCCAACAGGCCGTTGATTTGCGGTCCGCCCGCGGGCAGCGCGTGCCCGCGCGTGTAGGTGACCTGGAAGGCGTTAGACCCGTTCGCGGGCTGGTTGAAGTCCTGGCAGTCGGGCCAGACACGCCCGTTTTCGGCGACGAGCCAGTAGATGCCCTGCGCGACGTCGACGCGGTAGTCGGAGGCGGGGACGACCAGGCCGTTGACGAGCACCTCGGTTATCGCGGTGACCGGCCCGGCCAGTTTCACTTGCGAGCTGGGCACGCAGCTGCAGGCGGACGCGCAGCCGCAGTTACGCCATGCGCCGCCAACATCCACGTAGGGTGTCCAGTTCGGGCCGATCGACCCGTCGTAGTACCCGTCGGTCCACACACCATAGGTTCGATAGGTTTGCCCGATTTGCTGGCCGCAGGGGCGGACCACGATCGGGCAGTCGCCGAACTGGCGCCCGGTCAACGCCCACAGCACATACGACGACAGGGTGACCGCGTTGTCGCGGATCGTTTGATCGATTTCGGCCCAGCCGGGGCAACAGGATGTGTCAACGGTCCAGTTGCAAGGTGCTGCCATCCTGCTGCCCCTTCCGCGCGATTTGATCAGCAGTTTACGTTACGGGATTGCCGTAACCAGCACGCTGACTCCGAGCCCGACGAGGCCCGTGTTGTGGATGGTGACGCTGGCCGTGTTCTCGTCGACCACCGACAGGGCGGTGACCGACAGGTTGCCCAGGTTGACCCCGCCGAACAGTTGCGCCCGCGGCGTCCACGAGCTGTCGGCTTGCGCCGGCTGGATGTCGACGGTGACGGTGGTGTCGCCCGGCCCGGCGGTGAGGGTGAGCACCCCGGCGCCGAGCACGACCGGCTGCCCCTCGAGGCCGTCGATGCGGTCGTCAAGACTTGTCAGGTTGGTTTGCTGCGCGGCGAAATCGGGCAGTCTCACCAGCTCATGGGAGAACCGGGTGGGGTCCACCGAATCGGTGACGATGCCGTCCTGACGGTAGGTCAGGCACCAGCCTTCTAGCGCGTAGAAGATTCCGGTGTCGCTGGTGAAGTCCAGTCGGCCACCCGATTCTGCCGTGATGACGATGTCGAGCAGGGCGTCCAGGTCCGCCGAGTTCGTTCCGTCGTATGTAACACCACGGGACTTGGGGACGAGATCATAGGGGACAGCAGACATACGGATCTTGCTCCTTTCTCAGGCCACGGGCTAGGTGGCCGGGAGATCGGCGGCAAGGCGTCGACGGCCCCGGCTGGACCGTCAAACAAGACGCTTTGGCGCCGAGCAAAACAGGGCGGCGGCGACCGTCAGCTTTAGGGGATAGGCAGTCCCCCAGGCTGCGGCGCCGCCGCCCTTCGCGTCTCCTGGACGGTGTTACGGGATGGCGACAGCGAACGTGGCAACCGGCGCGGTCGTGTCCGACGCGTCAGCTACCGAGATCGTCCACGTGCCCACGTCCGGGTAGGTGTGGTTGGAGCTGCCCGATTCGGCCGCGCCGAGCGTCGACGTCCCGTCACCCCAGCTGATGTTGACGGTGCCGGCGCCGCCCGCGTTTGCGTAGGCGAGCGTGACCGCGCGCGGATCACCACCGACCGACTTGGTGAGGCTGGCCGTGGTGGTCGGCTGCAGCGTCGACGCCGGGCAGGTGTTGACGTTTTGCGAGATGGCGTCAGCGTCGGCGACGTCGACGACGATGTTGGTTCCGGCGACGTAGCCGGCGACCAGGTTCGTGCCGCCGCGCTTCAAGTTGAGCGCGCCCGCACCGAAGACTTCCTCGGGCACCCGCAGGCCGAACTTGAGGTTTCCAGGGCTCATCTGAACCTGGATCTTGTCCCGGTTGCCTGCCGCAACCCAGCACAGGAGCCGCTCGGCGACCTGCTGCAGCTTGCGCGAAGAGTTGACCGTGAGTGTGAGCGATCCGCCGGCCATGGCCGTACCTCCTAGTAGATGTAGGCCGCGCCGCTGGCGGCGCCGCTCTGCTGGTCGTAGAACAGGCCGGTGCCGATGTTGACACCCTTGCGGAACTTGAGATGCCGTGTCTCATTCGCCGCGTGGGTGATGCCCATCATCGGGGTACCCGAGATGGCCGTGTTGTCGTAGAGCCGCCATTCGGCGGCAGCGCCCGCGGTTTCGGCGGCGAGCACCGAGTCGAGGAAACACGCCCCGGTGAACAGGCCCAGGTCGGCGCCCGCGAACGGCTTAGCGCGCAGGCCACCGCTCGACCCGTACAGGATCATGCCCTGGATGTCGGCGCCGGTCGCGGCAACGGTCAGACCGGTGCCGAACTTGACGCCCTTGTCCCACTCGAAATAGTCCTCGCCGTCGGCGGGCAGCCGCAGCGGCGCGAGGACGGTGCCGGATGCGGCGGTGTTGTCGAAGACCTGCAGCAGCCCAGCCGCGGCGACGCCGGTCACTTCCTTAACCATGATCCCGTAGACGCCGCCGGCCCCGGTGAACAGCGTCGCGTTCGCACCCGCCGCCACGCTGAAGGGCAGTTTCGCCAATGCCATGATCGTTTCCCTTCGTGGTTACGAGGCGGTGATGGACGCCGAGACGTAGTTCGGCGAGCTGTACGCCGTCGGGGTAAAGGTGGCCACCCGGGTACCCGGCGTGGCGTACGTGTGCGTCTTGGTCGTCCCGGAGGTGACCACGTCGACCGCGGTAGCGTCGCCCCAGTCGATGCGGGCCGGCAGAATCGGCGTGGACGTCCCCGGGTAGAGCGGGAAGGTGCCGGTCACCAACAGCGGCGACGCCCCGGACGTGGGCGTGACCGAAAAGACCGGCGATGTCGGGTCGAGACACACGTCGTACGGTGCCGGCGGCGGCAGCGTGGTCACCAGCTCCCGGGAGAGCTCCTCGTCGCCTTGCGTGGTGCCGATCGCGGTCAACAGCGGGCGCGGGTTGCCGGCGTTCACACCGGCCGCGAACCGCTCGACGTTGTACGGGCCGACACCCCACGGCGACGGCACACCCGAGCGGGCACCTTCGATCACTCCGGTGACGACCGAGTTGCCGACGGTCTGCTCGCCGATCTTGCCCTGTGTGATCCACGGCCCGACCCAATACACATACGGGGTTTGAGTCGGATCGACGCAGGGCTCGTTGGCCTGCCGCTTCCACAGCTCGATCCCCGCGTTCGCGTTGATCACCTGGTTGCGGCTGGTGGACACGCCGACAGCTTCGGGTGTCGGCGACGCCTCGTTGAAATAGAGCGCGGCACCGGTCAGCATCGCCCACGCGCGCAGGTTCACCGCGTTGAGCGTGATCGTGTACTGCTCCCATTTGAGCTGCGGCGGGGTTTGGAACACCCAGCACAGCGACCCGTCCATGTTGACCGGGGACAAGTCCTGCGGGTCCACATATTGCGGGGTGATCTGCACGGTGGCGACGCAGCGGCTGACGATCGAGCAGTTCTGCGGCACACCGCAGGCGTCGACGGCGGTCACACGCATGACCGTTCCGCCGGCCATCTTGAACGTCTTATCGGCCATCGCCGTCGCCGCCTTCCTTCTTCGCCGCCGCCTTGCGGCCGGTCGCCTTGCGGGCTACCGGCGGTTTGACGGTGGCGGCTCGTTTCTGCCGGGAGCCTTTCGGCGCCTCGACCGGGCCATGGTCGCCGGTTTCTGCCGTGTGCGCGGCGTAGGCCTCGGCGAGCTCACGCGGGACGACGAAGCCGCCCGCGCGGGGCTGGTAGTCGACCACATGCGGGTGCATGCCGAGCGCGGCGGCGATGTCGAGCAGGAGCCGGGCGAGCGGCTCGAGGCCAGGCCCGTCGCCTACCGCCACAACCTCGGTCACGGCCAGGTGCACAACTTGCGCCTCGTCGTCCTCGAGCTCGTCGTCGACCGGCTGGTCGTCGACAGTCGGGGCATCCGCCGCGGCCGGTGTTTCGGCCACGGCCGAAGGGTCCGGCGGTGCGCCGCCCGGTGCTGCGCCGACACCCACGTCGACTGGGGGATCTTGGTTC